TAGGAGCAAGCCTTACGCTCGCATTAAGAGTTAGGTCGTCAAAGAACATATCTCTTGTCATTGTGTAGACGCTTGCAGAAGGAGCCATTCCTAAAACTGTTGTTGAACCATCAAGAACTGCGTCGCCGTCCATCCCTGTTCCGTAAACAGGGTCAGCAGAGTCAATAAATGGACTCGTTGTTGGATAGCGAGATATGCCAGGCATGGTTAGGCTTCCTCTACTCCGTTCACCGTAATTGTCATCGTTGTGGCATTTGCTACGAAAAATAGTTTTTCCGCTGCAGTCATAACCAATGAACAGTTAAATGAAATTGTTTCATTGCCAGCAACTGTCAAGTCTGAAATAATTCTGTTTGCCGCAGTTGCTGTAGTCCCAACAGCCAAACGAACAGTGCCCGCCGATGAACTGGTGTTACAAAACAAAATTTGCTTAACTATTGTCGTTGTAGAAGTTGGTACTACATAGCGACCAGTCGCATCGTCGGTTGGTGAGGTCACAGCCGCAGCAGGACCAAATAGTCTTTTTTGTGTTAATGCCATTAGATGACCTCCATAAGAAATCTTACTTCAAAGTCCCTTGTGGGACCAGTTGCTCCTGTAGCGCCCGTTGCTCCAGTAGCGCCAATACCGGTTGGCCCTGTTGCTCCTGCAGGACCTGTCGCGCCTGTTGCCCCTGCAGGACCAGTGGCACCAGCAGGACCAGTAGCACCTGTCGTGCCCGTCAAGCCTGTATCGCCCGTAAGTCCAGTTGCTCCAGCAGGACCAGTTGGACCTGTCGCACCTGCTGCGCCAGAAGGGCCTGTTGCTCCAGTGTCACCGACATTTCCTTGAACGCCAGTTGGTCCTGTAGCACCTACTGGGCCAGTTGCTCCCGTAAGTCCAGTTGCGCCCGTAATACCTGTAGCACCTGTGGCACCTGTGACTCCAGTTGGGCCTGTAGGTCCTGTGGCTCCAAGGAAACCCTGAGTAATGCTCGTGATAACGCTTGATTGCCTAGAAACACCATCATGCGTAACTGTTCCATAAATATCATTTGTAGAAGTTGTCTTAACGAATAACTTCATCAGAAGTCTGTCAGTCTCTTCTAGTACGTAACCATTCTGGATGTACTGCGCAATTTGGAACTGTGTTGGAGTTGTTGCGTTTACTTCAGGTGTTGTGTAGTTAAAAAGTTCTGTTTCTGCGTTTGAGTTAGTTGGGTCAACCTTGTAAACCCTCGCAACAAAATTAGTTACAGCATCGGTGTCGTTGATGTTTAACCAAAGACGCCATGTAAATTCTCCAGCGGGAAGTAGAATTACATTGGGGTCGCCAGCGGCAGTAATCCACCCCTTAATGAATTGTTCGCCATTGCTACTTGTTGCAGCAGTAGCGTTTGACTGCTGGTCTTCGGTAAGACTGGAAACTTCTGGAGTTAGTTCTTCGTATGGAGAAATATCACTTGCTGAACTTTGGAAGTAATAAACTCGTCCAGCAGCGGAGATACCCTGCAATCCAGTTGGGCCAGTCGGACCAGTTGCGCCTGTGGCTCCAGTAATTCCTGTTGCCCCAGTAAGTCCAGTTGCACCGGTTGGTCCCACGTCTCCTGTGGCACCGACTGGACCGGTTGGGCCTGTTGCACCCGTATCGCCTTGAACTCCTGTGGCTCCGGTATCTCCCTGAAGTCCTTGAGGACCAGTTACGCCTGTCGGACCAGTCAAGCCTGTAGGACCAGTGTCGCCAGTTAGACCAGTCGGCCCTGTCGCACCCGTAACTCCAGTTGCACCAGTAACTCCCGTTGCGCCCGTGGCACCAGTTAGACCAGTCGGACCAGTCTCTCCCGTAGCACCTGTCAATCCAGTGGCACCAGTATTTCCCGTAGCACCAGTAAGTCCTGTCGGTCCTGTTGCGCCTTCTGGTCCTACTGGACCTGTAGCACCTATCGGTCCTGTTGCTCCAGTTAAGCCAGTCGGACCCTCTACTCCAGTCGGACCAGTATCACCAGTAGCGCCTACGGGTCCTGTTGCTCCAGTTGCGCCTGTAAGTCCTGTAGCACCAACAGCGCCTGATGGACCTGTAGCGCCTGCTGGTCCTGTTGCGCCATCAGAACCTGTCGGTCCAGTAGCACCAGTAAGTCCAGTAGCGCCTGTAGGTCCTTGTGAGCCAGTCGGTCCAGTTGCTCCTATAGGTCCGCTTGCTCCTATCGGTCCAGTTGCCCCTGTTGGTCCAGTTGGTCCTGCTGTATCAAAATCAATATATGTTGTTCCATCATTTGTGAACTGCCACTTATCTGTGGTTTCGTTCCAGCGGATTGAAACATTGTCGGAAGTTCCACGCTCAATTTCAATTCCAGCATCAGTTGTTGGGCTTCCAGTTACGCCTGAATTAAGAACAACAATATTGTCTTCAACAGAAAGCGTCTCTGTGTTTAGCGTTGTGGTTGTTCCATTTACTGTGAGATTTCCATTGACAGTTAAGTCGTTAGTAACAGTAAATGAAGTTGCCGCTCTAGTTCCGTCTGCAAGCAAGTACTGAGGATGGTCATCATCTGAAAGACCAGTTAGTGAGCCGTGGTCAGATACTGGTGTTGTCGGAATAGAATCTCCACCAGATAAAACTCTACGCAAATCATAAATACCCCTGATTGCGGTATTTACAGAGTTTGTAAATGAATCAGTTCCTTGGAATACAACTTTATGCAAAGGACGGAATTCAACAATTGGGAAACCATCAAGGTTTAGGTCGTCCCATACGGCGGCTTCTGCTTCTCCAATCGTGTTGTAGGAATCTTGTCCCATGATTGCAATGACTGGTTCATTAAGATTATTTGTTGCAATAATCCAAGAAATTGCGAACTTATTGTTGTCAATATCAGTTGCAGACCAGTTTGGAGCGCTGTAAGAGTTATATTGAGGGCGAGAAGTTCCTTGTTTGAAAGCAAACTCTGTAGCAGCGTCTTTTTTCCAGTGAGTGTTTACTTTGTAGAAAACTGGTATTTCAGCATTTCCTTCAAGCACTTGCTCCCATGTGTTTGCTGTAGGGGTTGCCGAGTGAATGATGTCAACCTGTAGGTCTTCGTCAAAGAAGGTTCCGCCAGCAAGGTCAAACTTTGCATGGTCATTTGAAGAACCATCACCATCAATTGAGTAACTTGATGCACCGAAACCATTTGCAATTACGGCACCGCGAGTTCTGTGTAAATACTCGTGTGTCGCCCAGTCAAGAGTGATTCCGTGACGCTCGTCAGCGAAGAAGTACGCCTTGTTGTCTACTTCATTCCAATAAACATAAGCAGTAGGCGTGTCTGTGTCCCAAACAAAGTAACTTGTGCGATAAGAAAGAACACCTGATTCATTGAAGTAGATATAGTAAAGACCAGATGTGTCGGGGATTTCAATAGTCTCCGTGCCTGTTTTTACATATCTCTTGCCAGCGCACCAGATTGTAAATGATTCATCTGCTGGAGAGATTGAGAATTCTCTGGAACCCTCATCAAATGAAATAACGCTTTCAGACTTGTCTTCGTGACCTATCGGCTCGCTTGATGGGCGAACAGCATTTACCCAGTTTGTTCCGTCAAATTCAAGCAGTTCTCCGTTTTGTGCAGAACTGATTACAACATCAGACAAATCATTCAATGGTCCGACTGGACCTGTAGGACCAGTGGCTCCAGTTACTCCAGTAGGACCAGTGGCTCCAGTTAAACCAGTTGCTCCAGTAGGACCAGGAACTGTTGAGTCTGCTCCAGAAGGACCAGTTGCCCCTGTTGCACCTACAGGTCCAGTTGCACCTGTAGCGCCCGTCAATCCAGTAACACCTGTCGCCCCAGTAACGCCAGTAGCACCAGTAGGACCAGTAGGACCTGTCGCACCATCTATTCCTGTTGGACCTGTTGCGCCCGTCAAGCCAGTAGCACCAGTTGCACCTGTTAATCCTGTTGCACCCGCAGGACCAGTTGCCCCAGTAACACCAGTTGCACCGACTGGTCCAGTGGCTCCAGTCGCACCAACGCCTGTGGTCATCAAAGCAGCAGAGAACCATGTTCCTTGACCTGCTCCACCCCATTGAAGGCTTCTTGATACAGAGTCGCCGTTGTATGCAGTGAAATCTACATAGTCCGTGGAACCGTTAAGGTAGACAACTCTGCTTCCACCCTGTGAAGAACCAGAACCTGTTACTGTCTGATTTTGAAAAATTGCAGAAGTGCTGCTGTTTTTTCTAATCTGGATGTTGTACTGATTTGTTGTTGTTCCAGCAGCAGTCCACCATGCGTGAAGTGAAATGTTGTAGTAACCAGCAATTGTTGGCGTGAACTGTTTAGAGGTTGCATTCCACCAGTTGTTAGGGTCAATATCATCTACAAAAGAAATAAGAACATCATTGGTGTTGCTTGCGATTGACTGGTCACCAGACAACTTTCCAGTAACAACAGTATCGGTTGCTGAAATGTTTGCACTTGGACCAGTTGCACCCGTAGCGCCAGTCGCTCCAGTTGGTCCAGTTAGTCCAGTAGCGCCAGTTGGGCCTGGAACAGTTGAGTCTGCGCCGCTCGCACCAGTTGCTCCTGTAGGCCCTGTTGCGCCAGTAGGACCAGTTGCTCCTTCTGCGGCGATTAATGTCCAGAATGTTCCCTCTGATGGAGTATCTCCTGTATTACCGCCATTGGAATTGATGCGATACCAAGTCTGTCCTTCGTAGGTTGCTATATCACCAACTGCGTATGACGCTCCAAGGTTATAAGCACCAGTAAAATTCCATAAAGCATCTGCCCCAGTTGGGCCAGTGGCACCAGTGGCTCCAGCGGGTCCTGTCACGCCAGTAGGACCTGTCACACCAGTCGGACCAGTAGCGCCAGTTGGACCAGTCGCGCCTGTTGCTCCCGCAGGACCTGTAGCACCCGTCGGACCAGCATCACCTGTATATGGAACAAACTTGGCACCATCAAAACGGAGAATCTGACCAGAGGAAGCACCCGAAGTATCTACTTCAATCCCGTCAACAAAAAGAGCAGGGACTTTTAGAGTGTCGTCAGTCTTGAGGACATTTGCTTCGTCGCGATAGAGATTTACATCTCCGACTGCGGTTCCGTCACCCCAAACAAGGCGACCACCAGCCTGAACTTGAAGTCTTGCGTAGGTATCGCCGTCTACAAAAATCGTCAACCCATCAGAGCCAGCAGAAGACAACTGCTTGATTGTAATTGGGGTTATAAATTTTTGTGACACGACCTCAATCGCTTCCTACATTTTGCCCCTCAGGGCAGACTATTAACCTGTTACTACGATATGGAAATCGTCAGAAGAGATTGTTCCGTTCATTGTAACAACAACAGCATCATTGCTTGAGCGAACAACATCACAGTTTACGGTCTCGCCAGTTGAAACTTGATAAACCTGAACAGTTACATTCTTTGTTCCAAAGTTGTGCGTAACGGTTGTGGTTGAAACACCAACTGAAGAAGCAGCACAAGCCTGGTGAACGACTCTTGCAAGAACTGCAACAGAAGTTGTCTGACCAGAAGTTGAGGTGCTTGCGAGGTTTGTACGAGCATCTGCTGCTGTTGAAGCACCAGTACCACCGTCTGTGACGGCAACATCAGTGCCATTCCAAACACCAGTGGTGATTGTGCCAAGCGTTGTAATCGTGTTCTGACCAGCATATGTAGAAGCAATGTCTACAGCGTTTGCAGATACCGAAATACGGTCAGTCGTACCGACAACATCAATTGTGTTACCAGTCTTAGTGAGACCGTCACCAGCCGTGATTGAACCAGCACCAGAGAACTGTGCCCAGTTGATTGCGTCTGTTCCGACAGCAATCGCTCCGTTGCTTGTTACAACCCATCCAGAGTCGGCGTTGACAGTACCTTCTTCAACAAAAGTAAATGCTCCACCAGAAACTTCACCAGTGCCATCAAAGTCTGTTGCACGAACTGCTGCACCAGAAGCCTGGACAACATAGATACCGTTTTGAGATGCTGTTGCTTGGTCCTTAACAAGAACTCGGTTACCTTCAGCAAGGGTTACGGTAGTGTCAAGAGTGTCGCCAGCCTCAAGTCCTGTGGAAAGGTTGACTGGTCCAGTTGTCGCTGCACGAACTGATTGCTTAACATCAAGACCTGCACGGGCTGCGTCTACATAGCCCTTTGTAGCAGCATGGGCAGCATCGGTTGGTTCGGCAACCTTGATATTGCCATTTGCGTCACGCTTGACCAACTTAGATGCTGTTGCATCTGATGTTGCCCCATTAAGGTCATTCCAGAATGCGGATGAAAGCAAACCAGCAGAGTCGGTATCTGCAACATTGAGAGTGAGGGTTACAACGCCATTGGACTCTGAAACAGTAAGGGCTTCAGCAATCCCTACGCCACCACCAGAAGAGATGCTGTTTACAACCTTGCGCCATGCACCATTGCCATAGATTTCAATGCTGTCGGTAGTACTGTTGTAGTACATCCGACCTTCAAAGTTACCAGTGCTTGGGGCTGTGCCAAGAACTTCAAAGGTGGCGTTAACCAGTTGATTCTGGTTTAGGTCAATATTTGTGAGAAATTTAGTTGCCATTGGCCCTCGCCTTTAAGTTAGATATGCGTATCCAGAGAACGGCACCGTGAAAGAAACTGTCACCTGTGTCGTACTGTCATATTGTACTTCACCAAAGACTGCTGTTTTTGCAGAATCAACAATGGACACAGATGGGTAGCCACCAAGGGTATGGGTGATTACCCATTCAGCAGACGCAACACCTTGAGTGTGGATATGCCTTCTTGAACTTGACGAACTTGGTGAAGTTGAACGAACAACAACTATATTTGGTGAGTCTTGGTCAACAGTTACCCTATTAGGAGTATCTTGATAAACATTGACGTTGTTTGGAACTGAATTACTCATCTAGTTACCTCTAGCGACAACGTAAATGTTCCTTGAATAACTCTAGAAACATTGCCAGAGTCATCAATTATTTCTAGGTCGTACACGCCGCTTGAGGTTAAAGCAGACGTATCTGCAGCGCTTATAACTATAGTTATAACTCCATCAGGCTCATTAAGAGATATGCGACCATTTTCTGTAGTCAGAGTAATTAAAGGGCTAGTTGACTCTACTGTTCTACGAACTTGCATTCTTGCGGTGTGGTCAGTAAGCGGATACGGCTCAAAGACCTCTGGGTCTTCTGCGCTTGGCTGCTCAATGGCTATGACGCGCGTAAAAGTAACACCTTGCTCACAGAGTATGTTGTAATTTCCTGCAATCATGTGACCACCTTAAAACCTCTTATATATTGTGCCTTATAACAATGGCTACAAGGTGGCAGTACCGAGAACTCCGAATGTGCCGCTACCAAGAGTCAATGTAAATTCATCAACAATCGTATGATAAATCTTGTACCCCATTGGCTTTGCTTCTGCCACAACACTTAACACATTAGGTGAACCAGCAAAACTAGAAAAATTTATTGCTGTAGAGCCAATAGTGATATTTCCAGTAGTAGAAACTTCAAAAGACTTGTCACCGTTTGTGTCGCCTTGAGTGACGTACCATACTGCGCCTTGTTTAATTTCTCCTGTCGTACCATTCCATCCAGTGTCAAAGTCTGTAGACCTAGATGCCGCTCCAGAAGCAACGACTGTATAGACGCCGTTTTGTGACTGTGTTGATTGATTCTTTAAAAGAACTTTATTGCCCGTCACAAGAGTTACTCCGTCAATAATGTCGCCATTTTCAAGACCGCTAGAAATATTTACATTTGCAGTAGAGGCTGCTACCACTTTTCCTCTGTAGTCAACATCTGGCGTTTCCGAACCTAAAGTTGTAATTCTTATGTTCCAAGGATTTGCTCCGCTTCCAGCGTCATATCTTTGGCTAACAGATACTGTTTTTTCGCCAGTTAGAACAAACTGTGCAGCGGCTCTTAATGAACCTTGAGTCCCAGAACCGCGTCCGTAAATGGCTGGATAAAGTTGAGCAATTCTGTATGCTTCAGTATCGGTTATTATCTCCGTATTGTTTGCATCGTATAACTGCTTAGTTACTTGACGACCAGAAAACTGAGCAAGCCAATCAAGATTTTCATCTCTAACATTGTTGTAGTCAGTAAGCCTGCTTCTTGTTCCTATGTCGGCAGCACTAAAGTTGGCAGGTAATTCAGATTTTTCATATTGAAACCATTCGGAGTACTGAAACATACTGTCTGCTATTCCATCTGTAAGTACATCAACAAGTCTAAAGAATGGCCAAGTTGGGTCTAGTTCATTTGAGTCATAACTTTCAAAAAAATTAGGTATATAAGGTCTTATGTTTTGAATAACCGGATTATTTGCCCAAGCCGAGTCATTCACCAAGTTTGGCGTAGAAAGATATATTGTTGAAAGAGGTGTAGGCACAACTCCTGGGTTAGCCAATTGGTCAAAATTTGGGTCAAAGTTTGGGCTGTGGTTTGAAATAGTTACGGTTATGCCGTATGCGTCAACACCGTCTTCCAGTCCTGTAACCGTCAACACATTTGACCTTACTGCATCCCAAGAGCCACCAACAAGGTTTCTTATATTTGGTTCACCGCATCCATCGTTAGAGTTGCAAATCAATGCAGACACCTGAGGATTGCCTAAGTTGCAATTTAATACAGAAGTAAAAACAAATCTTTGACCTATATCTTCAATTTCAAATGGAGTTGTTTCTGTGTCGAAATCAAGTCTTAAAGTTATAGGCTCTTTGTTAATTGGATTTATTTTTAAAACGTAATGAGAACTACAAAAAAAGTTTTCACCAGAAACAATTAATGAACCGTTTCCACTTGATATATACCATCCAGAATTTGTATTTGTATCAAGAATATTAACAGAATCCAAAGAAACAAAATTGTACGCCCTTAAAGACTGATAATCATTAAGTCTTTGAATTGTTTTCATTGCAACGCTACCGAATTAAGTGTTAAGACGATGTCGTCAAAAGAAATAGAAGGAAGCGAGCCCTTAAATACGTAGTCAATATTTCCAGCAACATCATTTGAGCCGTAAGTAGCAGATTTGGGTTCTACGGATAGTTCTGTCATATAAACAACACCACGAACGCCAGAAATTATTCCATAAAATTCAGAAAGTTTAATACCGTCTGAAAATCTATAATTTTCAGGAGAAAAATAAGAAGACAAAGCAGATTTAACATTATTTGCTATTACCGCTGATTCGTAATCGGACGAATAAGCAATAGATGCTGTTACGTCAAGTTCTACAAGATTTACATTGTTAATCCCTATTTCCAGGCCAGCAACGGTTTTTTCTTGAATATCAATAAGCAAATCTGTTTTTAGTTCTGGAGAAACAAAATCGCCAATACCATAAACAAATATAGTCACATAACCTACTTCATCCGGGTCATCTAACTCAAGGTCGCCATCTGGGTCTGTAAGGTCGTAAGTTTTTGAACGAGAAACTATATTTCCATATCCAGACGCTATAAATGAATCAACTTGAGATGCTTTTGCAAAAGAAGAAGAAAGCGAACCAAGATAGTTAACAGACCTTGTTAAATATTCAATTTCAGTTTCAGGGTTAGTTCCAGAAGTTACTATTGATTCAAGTTCTGCTTGAAGAATATCTGTTGTTGGTGTTTCAATTTCTAAAAGAGTTCCAACTGCCAAAGGGATAGTTAATCCAATTTCAAGAGATTGTGCTTCAACACTGCCATATGGAAGCGGGTCTTCAATATCAACTGCTGCAATTATTAGTTCTTCAGTAGTTTCAAAGTAAAGAGCACTTCTTTCGCCCAAAAACTCAAATTCATATCTGACCACTGTTCCTTGAGGAACTACTGCTCCATCTGTTGTTGTAGAAGTAAATTTAATATCTGCAATAGTTTTTGAGCCATCATCTAAAATAACGCCCATCATCCCAACAAGACCAGCCATCAATCTGTCAGGAATTCTATTTATAGCGGCAATATTTAATCCGCTTACATATGAAACAGCCTGCAGTATTGCATCTTCAGGAGTTCCCTGACGAGGTTGAAATTCTGGTAAAGCAACTCGTGCGTAATCTATTGCGTCTAAATATATTGCCGTTGGTGAAGAGTCAAACGGTGTAAGCGATACATATTGAGAAAAATTTATTGGCATTTTATGTCCTCACTCGGAAATCAAATTCTACGTTAAGCGAGCCGTCTTCTCTCAGTGAAGGATTTATCCCAACAATTTCAACTTCGGGCAAAAATCTTGCTGCATTAATAACAAAATCTATCGGTTCTATGGATATGAAAGTAGGGTCCAGTACACCAAAGTCTGGTGTTATTGGGTGTTCTCCAACTTCTGTTAATAAACTAAATGTAAGTATTTGTCTATAGTATTCATAACTTCCTTCGGGCAATGTCTTTATACGACCTGAAGTAAATTTTATTGGAAAAGAAAGACAGTCCATATTCAATTATCCCACAGCATTTATGCAATGTCCATAAACATAATAATTTTAATATCTCTTGATTCATTAGAAATTTCTTGAACAACTTCCGCTGAAACATCAGTAGAAGCCTGTTGAGCAAGATGCCCGATTACGTACATCTCTTCTGTTCCACCGCCGACATTAGCACACAACACACGATTGCCTTCAGAAATTTGAAATCCGCTAATAGTGTTGACAACCTGCATTGGACCGACGGTATTTGAAAGTTTTGGTATGTATACGTAAACCTTGTTATTTGGCAATACACGCTTAACAACTCCAAGATATATTCCATCTGCTCTTGTTGGATGCGACGAGGCTTTTGTCCTATTGACTCCTACTATCATTAAAAACACCTATTCCTATCGGGAATTACTGCAGCGCCAGACCAAACTTCTTTTCCATTCGAAGGAAATCTTTTTAAAACTGTCAACATTTGTGCTTGAATAAGTACATACATGTAAGCGTTGACTTTATCTAGTCCTGCTGTTTGATAAAAAATTCCATGATGAATTGACTCAGATTCGTATTTATCTATTGCTTCTGATTCGCTAAGTTCTATAACTGTTCCATCAACACAAAATAAACGCTCAAGAATAACATAAGCATTAAATGTTTGCTCTTCATAAATAAATGTTGTTGAGTGATAAAACATTGACAAAGTTCTACACTTGGTTAATGTTTCAGTTTTATATGTAGAAGGAAGCAAAGGTCTATTCCACATATCTATATTTCCAGCCTGTAAAAAATTGTTTCTGTCTATTAAAGAAGCAGCACTAAGAAGAGGTTTTGGAACTATTAATTTTATTTCTTCTTTTAATGTTGGGTGAGAAGCAAGTCTTCTTGAGTTAGGTAATCTTGCTTTTGTTTGTTCTCCGATAGGAAATGGTGTTGTTCCAACTGGAATTTGAGTTGGTTGCGTGTCGTTGTAGTTAGGCATTCCTATTGAAGATGTACCCATAATATTGCTTTTAGTAGAAAAATATTCGCTGTTAACTATTTTTCCAATAGGAAGAGGTTTTATTTTTATCTTTCCATTTACTTCAAGTCTTTCAGGTGTTCTAAACTGAACAGAAACAGGGTCAGTTAACTGTTCTTCAAAATTAACACTTGTAATCAAATAGTATTTTTGCATATGCGGAATATTGTTTATTCGTATAGTCATACCTGGCCGCAAGCCAACACCATTGTCTCTATGAACGGTTGCAGAACCCTCTGTCTCCATTGGGTCGTTTTCGCCTTTTGTCAATTGAGGCATAGAAAGAATTTCAAATCGTTTTTTTGAATCTTCTGTTCCAGGGTATTCAAATGGAATAAAATGTTTATTTGGTTGAAGTTTTACTGTTTTGTCTTTGTTCAAAACAGGTTTTCCTTTTTTATCAAGTACAGGTTTTCCCTGCAACCTAGAAGTACCCCATTTATATAAAAACCATTTTTGTGTGCCAAAATACAGCGTTCCGTCAACAACAAAAACAACGTATTGCGACTCGCCAGCAATATTTGTTATTCTGTCCCACACAGAATCTTGTTGTCCTGTTCCTGAGTTTTTTGAACCTGCTTTAACTTTTGTGCTTTTTTCTCCAACAAATTTTAATCCATATTTGATTGCAGCGCGTCTTACAAATTCATATCCAGAGCCACTTATGTTTCCGGGTTTTTTATCTCTTTTCATTTGCTGAATTGCTTTTGGCATTGCTTCTAGGGTATATACCGGAGATGCACCAGCATCCCCCTGTGAAACACTCACTCTACTAATTTCATAAACGTGTCGTATTCTTGAAAATAAAGGGTATATATCTGGTTCTATAGTTAATGTTTCAACAGGCCTTATTGCAGTTGTTTCGTAAACAACGTCTCTACCAACTATAAAATAACTGTTTGAACCCATCTCAAGACCTGGGTCAACTATTTTTATGGTTAGTTGAGCGGCCATGTCCATTGAATAACTAACACTCACGCTCAAAATATTTTGAGCAACAACAGACATTTGTTTTTTAGTTAAATCACCTATTTGTAAAGAATCAGAAGTAAACATGTTTAGTTATTTTTACCTGCTGGATATGCAAGAGTGTCTGTTGCATAAGCCAAATATTTATACGTGTTTGCAACCCAGAGACCATACGTTGGGTCAGCAGGCGTGCATTTTGGGTCACCAGAATCTGTCTTACATGGAGGTGGAGGTGGGTTGTCTGGAGTGAGTGGAGGAAGTGGAATTATTTCTCTTGCAATAATTGGATATTCTGTGAGCGTTAAAGAAACTTCTGCAGCAGAAATATTATTTCCGTTATCAGTAAAACGTGTTGCTGTTATAGAGCAGTCATTTATAATCCATTGCATATTTCTTGTATTGTTTGTATATGGGTATCTATATTCAGTACTTAAAAGTGTATTTACGTTATACAGTGTTATTGGGCTTGGGCTACCAGCCATAGACCTAATATTGTCTAATTGGTCATCAATGGAAACCATAAGACCATCATTGACTATTGAAGAAGTCTGTTTTATTAAAGTTTTTATTTTTGTTACAGGGTCAATACTGTAAAACTCATTTTGTTCTAATTTTTTTGCAACAACAAGAAACCTAAAGGAAACTTTGGTTAAGTTATAATTTGACCAATCAACTAATGGATAGTTTCCGCTTCTTGCAACTTCATTCCACGTTGAAGACAGTTGTGAAAACTCAAAACTGTTTGGAATCATTTCAAAAACATGTATTCTTTCTATTCTCTGACGTGAACTTTCAGCAGTATTAAAATGATTAATTATTTGTTTCATGTATGGAAGAGTAAAATCATTTGAACCTGTGTAAAGTTTTTTATCTTCTTTTATTACAATATTTGTTTTACCTATTCCTTCTCTGCCGGTTTGATTTTTTGTTCCGCCTCCTTTTGTGTTGTTTGTTCCAGCCCCTTTTCCAGCCCCTCTACCAGAACCTGAGCCAGAACCAGAGCCAGAACCTGAGCCAGAACCTCCAGAACCTGAGCCAGAACCTGAGCCAGAACCTGAGCCAGAACCAGAACCAGAACCTTGGCTAGAATAATTAGCAAAACCTGCATATGCAGCCATAGTTTCTTCTTCGTTCATGCTGCTCTGCCCGCCACCTGGTCCTGAACGGCCATTGCTGTCTTCACTCATGTAGTCGTACTTTTGTCTTATAGCCTGTGCTGCTCGTGCAGATATCTGGCCTTGGTCAAAATAATCTGTTGACACTCTTTCTGAAACAAATGTAGTTTGGTCATAGGAAGAAGACCCTGTTATTCTTCTAAGTTCCAGTGCTGGTAATTGTTGAAAAAAATAAAATCCGACTTGAACGTTGCGTTGTTTTTCTTTTTTTCTTCTTGCAATAAGAGTTGGGTCTTTATATGTTGTTTTTATGCTTTCAATTCCTTCTGCAGGACTTGTGTAGTTAACGTAAATTGAATAATTTTCAAGATTTCCTCCACCAAGATTGACCTCCGCCCATATCGGCTCGCCAATGCTTGTTTTGTAATATGTGCATCTAAAAAGTCTTCCCTGTGTATCCATAACAACTTTCCCAGGTGTTTGACTTTTAAATACATCCATTGATGCTCTATCATCTGACCTATTTGTTCCCATAAATCGAAGACGAATTGGATTTGTTGTAGAGGAATTTTCTTTTGTCATGACTATCTCCTCTCTCTGTTTGAGCGTTCAGTGTCTTTAATTTTCATCATTACCTGGTCTGCAATTTCTTGAGGAGAAGCATTCTTTCCACCCTGAATATAGAAAGAGTAGTTTGTGTCTCCACTAGTACTTGACATACCCATTGATGGCCGCTTATTTGAAGATGCAACAGGTACGCGCGTATCTCCAATTGCACCTGGACCAGGTACTACATGAAGATGTCTTGAAGCATTTGTTCCGTGGAACTCTGCAAATCCTCCACCTGCTTTAGCAAGTGTTTGATATTGACCAAGGTTTTGACCGACTAAATCGTATGCGCGACCAGTTACATGGTCTGAGTTAACAGAGCCAAGCCCTGTTGTTCTGTAGGAAGACGTGACTGTTCTTTTTCCTGTAAGCGAAGCATCCATAGCAGAATGTCTGCCCATTGTTATTGCAAGTTTGCTAGAAGTTGTGTCACCAATACCTGCGCCTCTTGGCGTTGATGTATCATCAGAATCAATAAGTTCTTTAAATGCTTCTTTTGTGAACCAGTCTGGCTTATTTTCTTTATCTCTCTTAAAGAATTCGTCCATACTTCCTATAAGTTCTGATGCTGCATCTGAAATTCCTAGTGCAGCAGTATCAAGAGCGGAAGTATCTCCCTTTCCACCTTTTTTGCCTTTTGATGTACTAATAAGTTCAAGGTCGCTCATTCCAGCAACACCCAAAACTGCCGACTCTTTGCTTTTTGCTCCACGAACTTTACTGGTGTCAAATTTTCCTTGAGCCTTTATGTCAAGTGCAGCAAGTTCATCTGTTGACATATTCATGACTTTGTCAATTACTGCGTTAGCGTCGACCATCTTGCCAGTGCCTTTTAGTTGAGAGTTCAACTGGTCTGCATACTGTTGACCAAGGTCAGTTCTTGCTTTTGTTCTTTGTTGGTCCAGCAATGCTTGAATCTCTTTGTCACCAGAAAAAGTTTCTGGGTCCATTCCATAAAGAGCGCCACCCTTTTTAAATGCTGAACCACCTGCTTGGAAAGATTCTTCAAACTGAGCCTGTGCAATACCGCCACTTCCAAACAAAGTAGTATTTTGTTCTCCAACACCTTGTAAAAATTCCGCTTTATCTTTAAATGTAAGTGTTCCGCTGTTTGCTTTGTCTCTAAAAGTTCTGGCCATTTCATCAAGAATTCGTGGAGTGTCCCATTTTTTTATTGCATCATCAAAAATAGAAAAAGAATCAACAACTGCAGAAACTGTTACAGCATTCATTTGTTCTTTTGTTTTTTCCATTGCTACACCAAGGCCCTCAACTACGTCTTTAAAGTCAACAGTTGCATCATAAAGATTTATGCCAAGGCTTCCAGCCATATCCATTATTTCCTGGTCTGTCTTACCAGTCATTGTTTTTAGAGCGTCCATTCGCGCATTAAACTTGTCCTGCAATGGACCCATTGCCGCAAGGTTTGCAGCACCATCTTTACGAAGTTTATTAAGATATTCTTCTGGCTTAGCGGCTATATTTTTTTTATCTTCGTCGCTAAAAGTGACTCCACCTTTGGTTGAAAGTATTTCCGCTACTTCGTCAGGGCTTTTCATTATTCCGTTAGCGTCATAAACTCCACTTCCAGTGCCAACTTTAAGAAGTTCTTGTTGTGCTCTAATAACTTTCATTGGGTCTTCAAAAGCAGTTCTTAATGATGATGGTCCTATTTCTTTGCCCTGTGCGTCACGACCACCATTTTTTGATTCAGATTGGACGGCTCCAAGAGTAGAACTTAAAGAAGTATTGATAATTGAATTAATTTGTTTTTCAGCAACAGCCTTTGCTTTTTGGGCTTTTATTTTTTCCCTGTTTAGATAGCCCATGACCATTCCGCCAATACCGCCAACAAGTGTTCCGACTACTGCTCCAACGGCAGTGCCTATTCCAGGAATTGCAGAGCCAATCATTGCTCCAGCAGCGGCACCTCCTAGTGCTCCGCTTACTCCACCACCTTTTACGGTTCTTGCGTTCATAGCGGTTCCTAGACCAGCAACAGCAACACCAGCAAGTGGGTTTGATTGCGCTACTGCAGCGCCTGCAGCCATTGCGCCCTGTGCTTCTTCTGAAGCAAATTGCGAACCAGCGCCAAGTACAAAAGATGCTCCCATTTTTGCTGTGTTGCTTCCCAGCATCGCACGGTTTCGTCTTCCTCTATAGCCGTCCATTTTTGTTCTGTTTTTAATTGCGCGCTGTCTAAATTTTGCTCTTCTTGTTAATTCTCCACTTCCACCAGATGACGGAAGTTTTCCATCTTTGTAAGCACCTTCACCAAATGCTTTGTTATAGACCCTTGCTTGTCTGAACTCTTCATCAGTCATTCCAGCAACGTCTCTCATCTCTCCTTCGCCACCACCAGCGCCTGGAAGCCACATCTGGTCAGGTCCATCCATTATTTTTTTAAGACCTTTTATAAAAGTTCCACCAGTTGTTCCAGGTCTTTGAAGGTTGTTAATAAATCTTCTTGTTCTTCTAGGGGTAGGAGGAGTTGGTCCTGTGCCACCAGGAGGGGTTGCTCCGCCGCCTCCGCCACCGCCTCCTCCGCTTGGAGGAGTAGGACCAGTGGGACTTCCACCAGAAGAAGAAGCGAACCCATCGGGAAGTTGTTGACCTTGTCTATAGAATCTTCCGTTGTACTCAATGCCTCCTGGAGGGGCCATTGGTTTTCCTGCTCTGTTAAGAGGAACGCTTCCAGAAGAAAAAGTTGGAGAAGATGCAGAAGCAAGACCAGCAGATGCACTTGCAGCAGCCGCCGCTGGTGCTACTGGCGTACCAGCACGCATAGATACCATGCCGACATCTGTGGCTACATCTGCCATTGGAGACATGCTTCCAGGACGAGCAATGTCTTCTATTCCATAGTAAGAACGCTCAGGTGCTGTGATTTGTGAAGTAGGAAGGAACGAACCACCTTTATAAAACTTGCCACCAATATATGTCCCCCCTTTTGGCGCTCTTTTAAACACTTCGTATTCAGGTCTTTGAAGTGGTGTTCTTGATGAACTTGGGAAAGCAGGAGTTCCAGGAGGAGTTGTAGGAGTTGTTGGTGTTCTTGGAGTTGTAGGAGGAGTAGTTCCAGTAGGAGTTGGAATTGGCGGAATCGGAATAGTCGGAATAGTTGGTGGAGTTGCATGAGTTGTTCCAAGGCCACCAGTAGGAGGTCCGTGAACAACCGTTGGTCCTCCACCTGGTCCTCCACCTGGTCCGCCAGGTCCGCCAGGACCACTTGGCACCATTTGTTGTTTGCCGTTAACCATGACCATCTTGTAGCCACCCTGGGCGTACATTGACTGCATACCCCTCATTCCGCCACGCATGGCGAGAATGACCCCAAGAGCACCAAGCGGTCCGCTGCCCATTTTATTCAACGCCTTCATTACTGTTGTAATTTGTCCGGCTATCTGTGCAAGACCTTTGACTAGGTCATTAACAAATGGAAGTAGTTTTTGCTGCAATTTTGTAAATTCACCCATTGCTGCAGATATGTTTTCAAGGAGTAGTCCAATTCCACCGCCAAGTTCTTTTATAGCGCCTTCGTTTTTTGTTAAAAATTCGTTGAAATCGCCAAACTTAGAATTAAAAATATTTTTAACGTGTTGAAATATTTCATAAAAGAAACCTTCAATGACTTTTGCGCCACTAATAAGCGGACGCAATTTATCAGTTATTACGTCAAATCCATCTCTAAATCTGTCCCACCAATTTCCTAATTTAGTAAACATTCCTTCAACAGTGTGGGTGTTGTTATTGATAAATGAAACAATTTTATCTGTCGCTTTTTGAACAAGAGTTACCAATCCGTGAAGCATGTTTCCCATACCAAAAGACCTAGTAGAAGAAGAAATTTTTACAAATCCTCTTCTTAAAATTCTAAACACTTCTTCCGCTGCATGTTTTAATGGTTCAAGCATTGGTTGACCCAAGTCTGCAAATTGGTTTCTAAGGATGGTGAAATAACCCTTAAGTTTGTTTATTAAAGTTCCAGAAACTTGTTCAAACTGTCCTTCTACTCCTGCTTCTTTTGCAAGAGAGCCAGTATCAATTGCTTTTTGAAGACCTTTTTTAGTTGTAATCTTCAACTTCTTCATTGCTTTTTCCATCGCCTGTTTATCAGGGAATAGTGCTTCTGCCGCAATCTTTGTTTCAGACCATGTAGTTTTTACGTTTTGAAGAGCCGCAATTAACTCTCCTGCTTTTTGGACACCTTGGTCTAGCGGTTGCCCTGCAGAAGCAAAGTCCATCAAACCTTTTAATGTCTTTTGGCTTTTCATTGTAAATGTTGAGTTTTTGGAAACAGCAGCAAATGCCTTATTTAAAGTCTCAACACCAGCGGTTGCAAGATATGTGTCCGTGTGAAGAGCACGCATAACTTGTCTTGTTTGGTTTAATGTTGAACCAAACTCTTTTTTACTGGTTGTTTTGTAGGCATACATTGCTGCTTGATTTTCGCGTATAGCCGCAGCAGCGGCTGACGCTGCAGCAACAATTGCCGCCATTCCTGCGGCTAGTGGACCCTGTAGGGCACGCATAGCCTTCATAGCCGCATTACCGACAACAAAGGCAGCATGCACGCCTAGCATGGCAACAGCCATTAGGCCCATCTCAATGACTGAGCCCTTCATTGCTAGGGACAAGCCTTTTAAGCCAACTTTGGCAACCATAGATACGGCTTTGTCAAACTCGGTTACTGATTTACGGAGTCTTCCCCAGTACTTCGTTACACCGCCACCTGCGCTGCCCCCACTACCGCCTCCGCTGGCTGATGCAAATGTCGCAGCGCTTTTTTTTACAACTCTATCAAGGTTGCTAAAGTCTCTTATCGCTTTACGCGCTTCTCTATGACCCGTATAGTCGACATCAATTTTTATTTCTGTCTGAACACCGGCCATTGTAACCCCAATAGGAATAAAAGAACTAGAGACTAACCGGCGTTTTTGGACCGTCTATCTTGTTCTTCTTTATCGTTTGCTATAACTTTAGCACAGGCAAGACGTATCAACCATTCATCGTCTGTGCAGTCTAGGAGCCTAAGAGGGTCAGTACCAAAAAGTTCGCCCATTCGTGCCGCTGACACGATGACGGACTCTTTTACTAGTTCGTCGAAGACTCCATCGTAGGGTCCGACGTGTCAACCGTGTCCGAGTATCCAGCAGCATCAAGGATTGCAAGTGCTGCCGCTTCAAGGTGTGGGTCAACTCCAAAGAAAGCACGAACTGCTTCTGGGATTGGTCGTGTCGTGTCTGTCATCTGAAGAATCTCATCTGCAGCGAAGTTGAGTTCATAACCATTTTCGTCAAAAACTTCTTCTCCGTCAAAGATAACTCCAACAGTTGTATGACCAATCACATGGCAAGAGAACTTAATTGAATCAAGCCCCTGCTTCGTGTCTTCGCCAGACTGCTTTCTCCACTGCTTCAATTGATGCTGTGTAATGTTTGGACTGATTCTCAAAGAAACACCTGGGCGCTCAGGAACATCAAGACGCACAACTGGGCGCTCAACTTTCTTCTGAATTGCGTCCTTCAGTTTGTCAAGAAGTTTTGCTTCAGGAGCCTTTGCGGTCTGCAATGTCTTCTTTGCTTCTGACTTCTTTGGGTCTTCAGGCTCTGTATAAAGTGAGTTTTCTGTCATAGCAGAGACATTAGCACACGAAACTTATCGTGGCGCAACTACTTGTGTTTTTTTATATCAGGAAACGCTCTGGATTGAGAATGTCAGTGCGAATGTCGCTGGAGCACCAGACGAGGAGTCACCGTCAGGCTCGGTAAGTCCAACGAGAAGAGCATTGGTATATGTTCTTGACAATCCTGCAACGTTAATTCCGCAGTCAAGCGTTGAGACTTGAATGTTGTAGTAAGCCTGGCCAACAAGACCTCTAAGTGTTTCAAGTTTCTTGGCAATTCCAGCCTCTGTCTCTGAAACAACATTGTCGTCATCAAAGTGAGCAGTCAAAGTGATGTCACCAATTTCTGCAGGAGCACACAAAACTTCTGGAAAAAGTTTTCCACCGAGGTAGATTTTTTCTACCGAAGCGGTGATTTCTCCACCAGAAACTTGAGCAAACTTAAAAGAGCCCCATTTAGGTGCTGTCTGCGTTACTGGAACGATTGATGCAACTATTTGCCTCTGTGATAACTTCATTTATATTCTCCTGCTATACCGTCACTGAACCAGTGAGATTTGATTTGATGATTGTTACTTCAATCTTGTCACCAATTGGTGCCACTCTCAAGCCAATCTGAGCCGTAACTTTGCCTTCGGCAAGTTGTGCAGTTGTATTGATTGAAGAGTCACACTTGACTGTAAAGCCAGCGTCAATAAGTGCGCCGTTTCCATCATACGCTGGGTACAAAGAACCTTCTCTAGCAAGAATTTCACAAATCGACTTCAAGCGACCTTCAATTTCCGTGAACAATGCATTTCTTCCATCAATTGGGGAGAACAGCAAGTCTTCCATTGAGCGGTTTGCGTTGTGGACAACCGTATTCACTGTGTCTTGAACGCTGATGAATCTGAAGTTCTCAGTATCGGTAGAGAGTGAGCGTGCTCCGTAGACGCGAACACCGTTTGCAATAATGCGGACAGCATTGACGTTATTTTCGTCAAGGTCGTCTCCGATTGTCTTGTTAATGTCTACTTCAACTCCGTTGATGAATCTTGCTGCAGCAATTGCACCAGCAGCAGGCTGGTGTGGACCAACGCTGTTGTGCGCCGACGCTCTTGCACCAGCAACGAATCCGTCTGGTGGAATAAGTCTAGTTACGCCAGTTACGTTGGTTGGAGTGAAAACCCAAGGGTAGTAAAGGGCTGCATGCTCTGAACCAGTTTCACCAGTGAGGTCGTCTGCTTCTGCCTTTGCATCATCAGCATCATCGCCCGAAGCAGTGTGCAAGATTGCAACTCTGTTGTAGGCATTTGCATGAGCAATAAGGTCAGTGTTGATTGTGTGTGTTTCTGGGCAAGAAACCGCACCAGGACCAAAAGCATCGTTAAACAACTCAAGAGCAGCAACATAAGCAGTGAATGTCTCGTCAACCGAGTTGTGTGTTCTGTCGTCATCGCCACCACTAAGTGCAGTTGCAGACATAACTTCTGGCAAGTCGTCTGTCAACTTTGATGCAGTTGCATAGTTTCCTGCAACAGGGCTGTTGTTAATTGCGTTTACGAGTTCTGCGTTTGTTGACTTGAGGCCTGTTGAATAAACCTGGTTGTCATTGTATAAAAACTTAATGTTTCTCTTGTTACCTGATGCAAGTACTTGAATTTTAAGGTTGTTTGACCAGTTGCCAGGACCGTTTGCTGTAAGAGTGATGCAGTTTGAACCGCCAACTCCACCCTCGTTGAGGTTCAAGGTTGCAATATCTGCGCCTGGACCAACAACTCTTGCGATGTAGCACTGTGTGCCACCCTCTTCAAAGAAAGCCTGAACAGTTGGGTGAAGGTATCCGTATGTGACGTAGCCGCCAAACTTCTCTTCAAACTCGGCAAGGCTCAATACGAGAACTGCTTCGTCTGCTGTACCCTTCTCTGCAAGGCCAACAAAAAAGGCTTGCGAAGACTCGCGAACTGTATCGCTTGTTGGACCAGTGCGTACTGCTGTGGTTATAACTACTCCAGGCATGTGACCTCTCTCCGTTGTTTATGATTGCTCAGTTGATGGTGCAATGTCATCTTCGGATGAACCCAATTGTACAGATGCTTCGGCATCAACGTCTGCAACTGTTACAGAAGTTTCTTCCGATTTTTCTTCTTTGGGTTTCCGAGGCTTTGGTTTTGCCGAATTCTCTTCAACGACTTTTAATTTATTCTCTTTAATAAATTTGTCGATTTTTTTGTCTTGTCCACAATAGAAACCTTTATCTTCAGGGAAAAGACTCACACCACCAGCAAAAAGCGTTCTTCCAGAAACATTTTCAAGCACGACATGACTTCCGTCGCAATCAAACGACAGGTCGTTCTTGATTTTTTGAAATCCGTGTTCATGCGTCATAAATACTCCTGATGCTCAATTAGTTAGTGTACAACAATCAATCTGGCAAAAAAGACAATTGTTGGTATTCAATTTCTTTTTCACTAAATATGCCCTTGTTCCTGCGACCGATTGATTCGTCTATGTTAAGGGTATAAGACAAATAAGCGCCCGCTAAGACTCTGTCGCCCTTTAAGAGGGTTAAATCAGAAAACTGTTCCTGCATGGTTGACTCATCAATTTCAACCTTAAAGTAATTTTTTGGGTCAACTGCTGTCAGGCATGGATAGTCAAGCAAAGCGGTACGGACAACGGTTGTAAGCCTGTCTCGCATAAGTGTTGTCGGCTCAGATTGTTCAGTTCTGACCCAAACATAGGTTCTCATTGAATAAGAAATTCTGTAAAGAGGATTTGTTGAATCGTAACCAATTCTTGTCATTGAGTTTGTTGACATAACAACCGTGATAATTGTCGGCCATGAATCTAAAGCAATCGGTTCATAGATGAAATACGAAACTGGAGATGGAAGTTCAATATCGTCAAGATTCCATGCGTTTCTGTAATCAATAACTCTCTCTGGAATATCCTGTTTTAGATACTCATTTACATAGGTTTTAGGGAAATGAGCCCCATACATGACTTCCATTAGATTTCTCCCTCAATGTGGTCAGCAATTTCTTCAGCAAGTTTTTTGGCAAACATAGGGGGCTCAAATATGAGTTCTCTTTTAGGCATGCTCCATGTTCCAAACTGATGAAAACCAGCAATTTCTGAGTCAACATAAAACGATGCCGACATGTCCTCCAGTTTGTCAGTCTCCAGTTTTGAAACCGCCTGGAACAACTCTCCAGTACGAATCAATGTTGGCGAACCGGGAAACCTAGATGCTTTCCATGTTCCATATTCAGGGTCAAGAGGTTCCCATGTCCCACCGCCGTTAGAAAGAAAATGGTCTACATATATTTCTTCTAAATCGCGTTTTGCTTTTTTTAATACAGGCTTTAAATTTTGTGCCGCGTGTTCAACTTTTTCTATGTATCTTATTGCTTTAAGACCGTTGTAATCAGTTTGTACACGAATTATAGAAGCCATTAAGCAACTCTGATTCTTTTATATTGTTTTACAGACTGAAGTTCTCTTTCTGTAAAACCAGTTTCAAGAGGAGCAACATTTCTTGTCTGAATATCCTTGATACCAACAACATCGTCGTGCATATTTTGCATTTCTCTTGTTGCCGCTCTAAGTATCAAAAGTTTTAAAAATGGGATTGTATCTCCATCAAGACCAGCCTCGTAATTCACGGTAACTATGTCTCCAGCGACCATATTGTAGATGTCTATTCCATATCTACGAACAGCGTAGTTTGTTCCATATCCAAGATACGTACCGCTTGAATCAGTAACAGAACCAGGGTTTTGTGAAGATAAAACAGTAAAAGTGTTTCCTCCAACTTCAACAATCTTGGTTCTTACAACGTTATAACCACTAGGAGCCATATTTTCAACAGTCAGATAAAGACCAACAGTTAATTTATGTCCTACTGATGTGTATGTAATTTTTCCTGCCGAGTAAGAGGCATTGGTAATTACGCCTTCTTTTCTAACGGCTTCCCCTAAGTATGTTGGCGTTGTCCACTGGTTGTTTATCATTATGCTTTTAACTTTTGAAACTGGAGAATTTCTTAAATAAATAGTTTCTGGAGGCATTGCATAATTGGTAGCCGTTTGATTTGAATTTCCACTTGCAGTATAAAAAGATGACTCAAGGTTTCTTTGATAAAAGAAAGATGACATCGGAGAGGCTAAGTAATCTGCTGGAACTATGTACTCTTCAGTAAATTCAGTAACTTCTACAGGCCTATTCAAGTAAGCCTCAAGTTCTGACTGAAGACCAGACAGCACAATATCTGCAGCATCTTGCTGCCTTAGGGACAAAGAGATGTCCATATACGTGACAAGGTCTTGCGTAGTTACAAGCATTGATTACCCCCGTAATGGGTAAGAATTATCTTCTTCGTCCGAAGCGGTTTCTGATAGCGCGTCCAGCCTCACGAATAACATCGCCGACTGTTTCTTCTCTTGCGCCACCACGACCAAGGGCTGCGTTTGCTCCTGCAGCAGCAGCGCGTGCTGCTCTACGGAGTCTTCCGCCGCGTGAAGCACGACCGCCTCTTCCGCCTCTTCTTTTTTGAGGATAAGCGGTTACTTGGGGCTTGATGCCAGTTCTATTCCGAATTTTCATAGAGTCTCCTCTGTAGGTAGCCTAATTGTACATTATAGGAAATTTATCTGTCTGCATTGGGTGGTTTTTCTATTGACATTTGAATTTCGGTTACTTTTGCATCCGCTTCAACTGGAACCCATGCCCGAGAATATGAGTGCTCAGAGATTTTTCTCTGCTTAATAAGTGAACCGTCAAGAAGCAACTGAAGTTCATCGCCCTTCATTTGCAGAAGAGCACCAAGTTCAGCCTTTTCATATTTGCGAGACTTGACAAGGTTTCTAACAATTTGAGATGTTGGTTTTGCCAACAAAGTACCCCTAGACCTATTCAGCCTAAGATGCAACATCTGCGCTTCAAGATTGTCGCATTTAATTTTGATTACAGGGCAATCTTCGCCAACAATCTTTGATATTGACTTTTGTTTTTGCGCAATCAATACACGCTCATTTCCATCTATCACAATATTTGTTGACTCTTGCACAATTACGGGAATAATGAAGCCGAGGTCTCTAAGAGATGCCGAAAGAGCAAGAAGGTCTGGCCTAAGAATGTAAGTTGCCTTAAACGGAGCAATGACTAAGTCACTGAATTTAACCATCTCAATATTGTTCATTGTTGTCTAACTCCTGTTGTGCTGCTTTTTGTCTCAGCGTATCTGCTTTAGTTTTTGGACCAACTGGCGCTGCAGAGGCAATTGATATCTCGCCAAGCAAAAGATTCCTGATAAGCCAGTTCATTGGATACGAATACGGGTCACGGAGGTGCTTGCGTCTAAAGTCGGCAATATAGGCAAAGCCTCGTCTCCTATCGTGCTCATCGGAGGTGTTGTCCTCAACACATCTCTTGGCACCCTCAAATCCGTCTATGGCGTAACTCTCTATGTACTTCTCCATATCAAATTCTGTCCACCAGCGCCTCTGAGCGTCGATGTCAGGCCATATCTCCCACAATCTGTCGTAGAAGTCCGGCTCGGTGGCTACAAGGTCTCCTATGCGCCTAATAGCGACACCGTGGAGAGGAACACCGACTCGCGTATTGGAGCCAGTCATTGCCGCAAGGTCGTAATACTCGCAATATTCTGCACCGTGCTCTTCAGCAATAAACTTCATTACGTCATCTATCTGCCAGTCGTAAATGACTTTTGCAAATTTCATAGGTATTGAGCGCTTCATTCGGAAGGGTGTAGCGATGTAGTTCTCGTGAACTTTTTGCACCAGAGACCTGTAGCGAACCATCGACTCATTTGCCCGTACGCCAGTAACAAAAGCGACACTGCCTGTTTTGCCCTGCATTGTGTAGTAGTCAATAATCTCAGGAAGAGGCTCACCCATAGGAAGTCCAAAGTGAGATGCATTGATTGACCAAGGCGGCATTTCTCTGACGAGTTCACCTTTATCGGCACGCTGGGAATCCCATGTCAGAATATTTTGTCTAATGCCAAGAACCCATACTTCTTGAGGAACTGGAAGGCAATACCATTCCATGTCAACCCAGTCGTACTGCCTAACTTTATTTACATACTCGTAGATAGCAGGACTGACAAGTTCTTCGTCTCGGAAGATTACTTTTACTGGTCCGAGTCCTCGTTCTTCATGAATTTCTTTAGCCAAGTAAAGAACCGCTGTGCTGTCCTTTCCTCCAGAAAACTGAACACAAACAGTATCAAAAGTATCGTAGACATGTCTTATCCTCTGTCTAGCAGCATCAACGCAACTGATGTTAAGAAACATTCTCTGCTTAGTCATTGTTTGCCTCTAGGGATTCAACTTTATTCTCAAGTTCAATTAATCTGCTGACAATATCATGCATCAAAACATTGCTAAGTACGACAGATTCAGTACGCGCTTTCTTCTTACTGCGAACTAGTTGTACGAGAATTTTTTGTAAATCGTAGGCATTGTCTGGGTGATGAATTTTCACTTAAACCTCTGTATGCATATCAATAAAGTCAATCAACTTCTCGGCAGTTGTTGTTCCAGAAATACCTGGGTCATTCCTCAGGTAGCGAACAAAGTCGTACCAACGGCGCTGTTGGTCTGGGTTGTCAAAAACAATCGTGTATTGAACAACGGCTTGTGGAGCAGAACCTGGAGAAACAAGGGTGCTACCCGAGATAGCAACCTGGTTGTGGTCTACATCCTTGCCAGCAACTATCTTTCTGTCTCCATCTGCATCTTCTTCAACAATGATGTTCACAGGTGCTTGTGGAGGGTTGTTAACCATCACAGGCGTAAAGTAGCCATCAGCGATTGGCGAAACTTCTTCTGATGCAAACTGGCTTTCTTCAATCGCTGCTATTTCAAATTCGTCCCAACCAAGACCTTCAAAAAGTTCTGGGAAATCATCCCACATGTCAACAACCATTTCATTGAGAACAGAGTTGTCTGTGTGGCCAAGTTCCATCGTTCGGTTGTCTGCAAGAGCAAAAGCAACGGCTTGGGCTTCGTCAACATTCATTTGAACTGCTGCAATCTTTTCCCAACCTAAATTCTTTGCAGCCTGCAGTTGGTGATTTCCAGCAATAACCACATATGTTCCATCGCCCTCTGGTCTAACAACAATGGGCTTCATCTGACCAAATTCTTTGTATGAAGACATAATTGCTTCAACATTGCCTTTTCTAGGGTTCTTCTGAAGAGGCTTAAGGTCCTCAACAGAGAGAGCAAGTGGCAGTAAGTCTTTTGATATTTTCATTAGTGATGACCAACCTGTACACGCACATTGGCGTTAAGAGTTCTAAGAGCGTCTATTGATGTACGCAAAGATAGCAGTTTTTCCCGCTTTGATTTGAGAAGCGCTTCAGCAATCTTGAAGTCAAAGTTCTCATCGGCAAGTTTGTAATCAGCCCATGCTTCACGTTCTTTGATTGAGCCTTTTGCAGAAAGATATTCTTTTGCCCAATTGGATTTATAGAGGGCTTCTTTTTTAGCCATGTCAGTAGCAAGTGTCTCAAAAGCCTCTGTTTCGCTTTCAAGAAATTCCATGAGCCTCATTAATTCGCTCTCAATTTCAACCTGACTAATCGGGTTATTTCTCGCCACTATTTGCTCCTTTGATTTCTAACCAGTCTATTTTGTCAAGAGCAGATAACTGCTCTTTTGTCCACTTATATTGAGATTTGCCCAAATAAGTTAAAGCCATATGCTCAAGCACCCATGCATCGCATTCATCGTTGCCGGAAGCGCCACTAAATATAATTCCAGTTTTTGCTGAGATAGCAGATATGACTTCCCCTTTTGATGCGTTGCCTCGTCCAGTTGCAAACTTTGCACGGCATGTAGGCGGCACTTCAATAATAGGGATATTGCATTCAAACAATGTCATGCGAACACATCCGCCCAGTTCCCCAATACTGAAAGCCTGACCGCTCCTAGAAGCAAAAGAGTAACCTTCAATTACAACGCAGGAAATTTCTTTTTCTAGACACTCGTGCAATATGCTTTTAGTTACCTCAGAAAGACGCTCAGCACCTTTTGCCTTAGATTGAATAACGCTAGTTACGCCTTCTATGGAAACGCCAGTTGATGTAAGCGACAGGTCAAGACCCATTAGCCTCATCTCTCCCATCCCCTTTTGGCTAAGCCTAGGTCAAATGAAAGTTGAGGATAATTACCAATACGGGTATGGCAAGGACGACATACAGCCATCAAGTTTTCTTCGTCAAGGATTGAGCCACCTTGCGAGCGCCTAATTATCTCATGAATATCAACTGAGCGGTTTCTAACATATGTAACCAACTCGTCATGTTTTGCAAACACAGGACACGCTTCGCAAAGCGGTCTTTCTTCCAGAAGCCTCTTTACAAGGGGAATTCTGATTTTGTATTCAGCCTGTTTTTTATTTGACCTGTGACGCACGCAGTGAGTCTAGTTCAGATTCAAGTTGAGACACAAGAACGCGGAGCATTGCATTGTCTTTAATGAGAGCCGCAATCTGCTCAGAAAGCGAATTCATTACCTCGTCTATATTTATCTGCATTTAGTCCTCGTCAATTGAATCAATTGAATCAAATTCCCATTTGCCTTCAAGCGCAGCCCAAAGAGCCCTGTCAATCGATGTTTCTTCAAGTTCAAATTCTCGCAAAAGAGCCCTGTGCCTAAAGATTGCGTTTTCAAAAAATGCAGCCTTTTCCCAGCCGTCTTCTTTCTTGACTTCGCCTGTTTCAATCATCACCATGACTTCATCAAGACGACGATTTACATGAAACTTAAATCTGTCAATTTTTTTAATTCTGAACTGATAGTCGCGAGCAGCAGCAGAGGCAAGTCGTTCTCCGCTCCTGCCCATTGACAAGTAGCGCTCTGCGTCTGCGTCTGCGTCTGAAGCAAGAGAATCAATTTGTCTGTCTAGGTTGTCAACCAATAGAAGGAGTGATTCTTTCCATCTGTGCCAGTTTTCAGGTTGCATAAGAACACCTTTTTCTGGAGATGAAATTTTGTTTTTAACATCCTCCGAAACCATTCGGGCGAAAGCATCATCACTAATCATGACCGCCATGCAGGGCATACCTTTCTGTAAGAACACCAATCACAAAGGATTGATTTGTTCGCTTTGAAATCTTCATTTTGACAACTAATGTCAATCTTTTCTTTTACTTCTGATACTTGTTTTTCGACATCAAGAAGCATTTGTTCGGTGACATCCTGCTTGAAGGATACTCCGTCTTTGAGATATAGGAGTTCAACGCTTTCTGCTTTTCCAACTCCAGTTGAGTCAAGGAGATGTGAATAAACAACGAGTTGGAAGAACTTATCCTGAACCCAATTTGCTTTTGGTGTTTTTCCTGTTTTGTAGTCCGAAATAACATATCCTGAACCTTCCTCTGAGAATCTGTCTATAAATCCTTTAATCGCTACGCCAGCAATTTTTCCGTTGAGTTCATGCTCAAGACCAATTGGTGAAAGAGTTTGCGGATTTTCAATCTTCCACAAATTCTCAATACACCACCATGCTTTCCATCGGAATAAACGCATTGGCTCGCCATCCCTGACCCAGGGTTCAACTCTCTCAAACCATGAATCAGCCCACAGGTCTGTAGCAATCTGCTTTGCAGAATTCTGCGTTCTATCGCTACTGTCCAACTTGTACATAGCCTCAAGAACGTCATGGACAAAGTTTCCTAAAAGAGTTGCCTCAGTAGGGTCGTCCTTTATCATGTCTATTTTTGAGTATTTGAACTTCAACGGACATTGATTAAATGTTCCGATAGAAGATGGAGAAAGGTGCGGTGGAGGGGTAAACACTTATTGACCATCATTGAGGCTGTACATAATGCACTGCTCAATTAGTGATTCAAGGTCTGCTTTCTGCGCAGTTGTCTTCGTCGGCTTTGGCCTATCGCCTGCGTATCCAAGCCAAAACTCATTAAGTTTTGTTTTCATCTCTGATGTAAGACCCTTGGAGAGACTGACGAATTGCTCCCACAGTTCTTCAATCACAGGGTCAATAGATGCCTCTGCTTCAATCTCCATTGCCTCTTCACTGCGAGCAAGGTAGAGACCGACACCAAGTGCCTGAGCAGCCTTTTTGAGAGCATCGGATACGGCACCCTTGAACTCATCGCCAAGGTCAACAATGTCGCCGTTTTTGGTGCGCTTGATTTTTTGACCACCAAAACCATCTTTAGAAACAATTGTAAAGTTGTCGCCACCAGGGGGGTAAACAGTCATTCTCACATGGGCAATAATAAAGTCAGGGTCAAGGGAGTCACGCTCGCACTTGACGATTTCGTATGACCATCCGTCAAAACCGAGAACTTTATTCAGTCGGCTGATTACTTCACTGACAGGGATATAAGTGAGCGATGCTCCACCCTTTTTGAGTTGGCGTTCAACTTCCTTGGGGAATGGCTCATTGAACTCAGACTGCATTTGAGCAATGCGCTTGTCCTGAGTTTTCTTACGCTCAACGAGGTAGTCGGTTACTGTTGTAGTTGCCGTTTCTTCGCTGACCTCTTCGGTCACAATCTTTTTAGTTGCCATTACTTATCTCCTTTTTTAGAACCATAAATCGCGACATTGGTTTTTGGTTCGCCAGTTTCGCAATACATATCAGCGTTAATTCCTATGTCGTTTAAAGCCTTAACCCGCCAATAAGAAGGGCTCAGGTAGTCAAGAAGTTTAATGACAATTTCCTTGTCTGACAACCTGACTTCTCCAGTATCCATATCAACGGACGACTGATGGATTCTGTCGTAAACAGTGGACATTAAGTTTTCGTTATCCCACTTCTTTCGTGGGGCTCCAGTCATGCATTTGATTTCTTCACCTGAACGAAGAGTGATGATTGTGGAATTTTCCGACTGCATTCTGTGCGTCATTTTTGCCGCATATGAGTCGTAGATGCCTGCCAGTTCCTTTTTGACATCGTTGAGAGCAACGAGTTGAGAGAGGGCTTCGTCTAGTGGTAGAGATTGGACTTCTTCGCTATTTAGATAATCGTCCAGTTTAATTAGTAACGCAGAAACGTCTGCTGGGTTTAGCACCTATAACCTCCAATAGTTAATACCTAGACGATGATACTGACAATTTTTCTTTGTGGCAACCCTAGACCAGTCAAATATGTGAAAGCACCGACAGCCGAGTCAACTTGGTCATCGTGGTCGCATGCTTCGGGAAATGAAGAAAGTTCGTCTAGCCATTCTGTAAGCCACGGTCCTCTTACGATTCTTACGTTTCCATTCGCTGCAGCGGCAGCAAATGGTCTTGCTCTGGTCACTTTGTCACCAGTTGAGCGAATTCCTTCAAAATCATACCCTGGAACCACATATCTGGCGTACTGGTCTATGAGAGCCTTGCCAGACGAGCCTGGTTCTTGCTCCATCCTGATGGTGACTCCATGACCATCTTCATAGGCTGTTTGGGCTATAAACTGCTCTACCTTTTCGTTCTTCACTCTGGCTTTTCTGACATCAAGGATGTAGGCAATTCCAGCATCAAACAGCATCAATGTACCTACGGTCCAGTCAGGGTTAGGGTTTGACGGAGAAGGTTCTGTTGCAGCCAAGTCCCAAAACCTCACTGCTCTTGCCGCAGATGAGACAACTGGGACATCTTCTGTATCAATAATAACTATGGATTCCCTATCAAACATGGTCCCAAGCGTTGTGCTCCACCAGTCACCCTCTTCAAGACGACGACGCTCAATTGGGTCAAGGGCTTGCAAGGCTTGACGGTAGGAATCTGCGTCAATTCCAGGGTTATCCGTCAACTTTGAGGGAACAAAGATGCGTCCCTTCTCAAGACCTTCAACAATAAATCTTTGTCTAACCCAGTTGGGGGCTGGGTTAGAGGCCGAACGCATACGAAGAGGGACTTGAGATAGCGGACCAGAAGCAGGTCGGCGCAAACGGGAGAACATGTAGCGATAGTCGGATTCACGGATTTCTGTAACTTCGTCCATTCCGATGAACTGGAATTCGGAACCCTTGTATCTGAGGTAGTCGTTGGTGTTGTTTAGATACCCGAACGAGATTCTTGCGCCAGAAGGAAAAGTAGCGACATAACTGTTTGCGTTCCAGTGAATGCCGTCCATTTCGTCCATCCATGACTTGAATCTGTCCATCAAAGCACCAGGAAGCGCCAAGTCGGCATATGTGCGTCTGAACAAAATTGCTGAATAGTTTGGTACATCTACATACTGAAGGGCAGACATCAATAGCGCAGAAGACTTTCCCCCACCAGCAGCCCCGCCGAATAAGGCTTCAATTGAATTTGTTCTAAGAAATACTTTTTGCGTCAAAGATGGCTCTTCAGGGCAAAACGGAGGCTTCTTAGGTTCTAGGTATTCTAAAACTTTTGCCCAGTCGGTCATTTTTTTCTCACGATGGTGTTACGGCATAAAGGTTTTTTATGCGCTACGGTGTTAGTCGTATGAGCAATTTCATCACCACCGCAATCTCCAAACTAGTAAACAGTATTATTACTTTTTTTGCAAAAATGCGAAGAGTGTTAACAAGGTCATTTATATCCTACACGCTAATGGTAGGATTTATTATATTCACAAGTGTGGGAGCGGGTGTAATTTCGCTCGCCTTTGGTTTTATAGTGGCGGGTGTTACATGCGGGATACTAGGGTTCCTATTAGGTATTGAGTAAAGATGGCTTGGAACAATTACAACAACAAATCGCTTAACAATCAGTCGCAAAAGGCTGTTGGACCTGGTGCGCCCATTTCTCACTCTCCCGGTTTCGTGGGTCGCCCCTATACGGACTCATGGGATATTGAGCGTGTTTACAAAGAGGGAATGCAGAAGGTCACATGGGTGGCTAGATGTATTGACGCAATCGCTGGCAACCAAGCAAGACTGCCAATAATCCTTAAAAAAGATAACTCACCGCAAGGCGAGATACTTAAGGGCTCTAAGGCTAAAAACTCGGACATTCTTAAAATCCTTAATACCAAGTCAAATATCGGAGAAAACTCATTTATCTTCCGATACAGACTTTCTTCTCAGTTGTTGATGAGTACACGAGGCGTTTTCATTGAAAAAATATATGGAAAAGACGGCGGCGTCATTGCCCTCAACCTTCTTCCGCCACAATCAACAGCACCAATTCCAGACCCAAAGAACTTTGTTGCTGGATATGAAGTAAGAATGCCAAATGGCGCTGTCATCAATATGAGACCAAAGGATGTCATCTGGATTAGAAAACCTCATCCGCTTGACCCGTACTTGTCTATGACTCCACTTGAGGCTGCTGGTATCGCAATTGAAATTGAGAACTTGGCAAAGGTCTATAACCGCAACTACCTGATTAATGACGGCAGACCTGGCGGTCTTCTTGTTCTTCGTGGCGAAGTAGATGATGACGACAAAGAAGAGTTAAGAAACAGATTTAGAGGAAACCTTTCTCGCGTTGGTGCAACAACTGTTATCTCCTCAGATGATGGAGCAGATTTTGTTGATACATCGGCGAACCCTAGAGACGCTGCTTACATTCAGATGCGTCAAATCACAAAAGAAGAAATCCTTGCTTCTTTTGGTGTTCCAGAGTCAGTAATCGGCAATGCTTCTGGTCGTACTTTCTCCAACGCTGGAGAAGAAATCAGAGTCTTCTGGAACGAGACAATGCTTCCACACTTGGAGCCAATCGCTAGAGCGTTAGATGAACTTGATGATGAGTATTACGTTGATTTTGATGTATCCAATGTTCCTGTTTTGATTTTGTATGAGCAGGAAAGAAATAGATACACCAAAGAAGAGTTCACACAAGGACTAATCAGTCTCAATGAATACCGAGAAAAAATCGGAAGAAAAGAAGTTGAAAGCGATTTGGCTGACTCACTTCTTCTCAACCCAAACTTGACACCAATCGCAAACACCAAGAAGAAGATGGAACAGCCTCCTCAGGCTGGTGTCGCAGGACCTCCAGGAAGTGCTGGAATGCCACCAGGAGCGCCTGGAATGCCTGGGATGCCACCAGGAGCCATGCCAGGTGCAGAAGGTGCTCCACCAGACCCAACGACAATGCAAGGGGCAATGGAACTTGCTGCACAGGGTCAAGGAATGGCAGAAGGCGCAGGAATGGCACCAGCAGAGGCTGCGCCAGCAGAAATGGCACCACAGCAGGCATCTGCTCCAAAGGGCGGAATTCAGACAAAATCTGCAGATGACAAAGAAGAGATAACGCTCACTAGGTGGACAGAAATTCTTGACAGAAGTCTTGAGCGAATTTTTGAAAGACAGCAGAGAGTCGTTCTTGAAAAAGCAGCAGGTGTAAAAGCCAGAAAGCAACTCATTACTGGATTCCTTGACACTGAAAGCATCTTCCAATCAGACATATGGTCTAAACAGATTGAAGAAGACATCAAGCCAGTGCTGAACGCCATCATTGCTGATTCGCAAACAATATTTGCTGAAAAATCACTAATCAAAACTCCGATAACAAGCGCAGATGTTGTTACGCAAGTAAATTCTCAGATAGCAAGAATTAAATCTATAAATGACGAAACATCAGAACAAATAACTAACGCAATCCTCGGAACGCTTAATATCTCTGATGGTGACGACAGGTCTACTGCTCTTAGAACTTCACTTGTAGGGATATTTACCAACTTGATAGCGAAGAAGAGAAACGAAATTGCAGAAACTGAAGCGAGAATTGCCTGGTCAATGGGCTCCAGGATGTAGTTTATATATTCAATATAAATAAACTAAAACAAAACTTGCACTGGCAGCACCACTTAGTGGTTTATTATCTTTTTACTAAGCCTTAGGGAGAAGACATGGCAAGCACCAACATTGAGTTCAAGGCCATGCCTGGACAGTTTAATATTGATGAAGCACAGGGAATTGTTGAGTGCTTCGTTGCTGGCATTGGGAATAAAGACTCCGTGGGTGATGTTCTTATATCTGGCGCTTTTGCAAAAAGCCTTCAAAGACGCAAGCCAAGAGTGGTTTGGGGACACAACTGGAACGACCCAATCGGTAAAGTTCTAGAGATTTACGAAGTTGCTCCAGGCGATAGAAGGCTTCCGTCCAAGATGCTTAAGGCTGGCATTGGTGGTCTTTACGCAAGAGTTCAGTTCAACCTGAACTCCGAAAAGGGTCGCGAAGCGTTTGCAAATGTTGCTTTCTTTGGGCAAGAACAAGAATGGTCAATTGGATATAAGACTCTTGATGCAATCTTTGACCCAAACATGCAAGCCAATGTTCTTAAAGAAGTAGAACTTTACGAAGTCTCTCCAGTTCTTCATGGAGCCAATCAATTGACGGGAACAATATCCGTCAAGTCTGACGATGCCATCACTTTGGCTGAATCAGAAAAAGGCTGGGGCATGATGGGTCCTCATCATATGATGGGACAAATGCCGCAAAAACCAAACATGATTGTAATTCGGGAAGACGATGACGACGATTACGAATCAGAAAAGCCAATTTTTGCTGAAGGCCTGGCTCGCCCACTTGGTGGAGAACAGCGTCAGCGCCTTGAAAGAGAAATTTCTGAAAGAACTAACTCAAAAATTAAATTGATTGAAGCAACTGAGAGTACTGCTGTATTCATGAAGTTCTCTCCCAATGGAGCGCCAACCGTTTATAGAATCGGTTATCACACTCCAGACAATTACTCAACATTTATGTTTGGTAAGCCAGAGGTAACTAATAGCGGAAATAGCGGTTCACGCATTGTCGTTCCATCACAGATGCCATCAATGCCAATGCAGGTAAAGCCTGGATATCAGCAGGGCTATGGAGAAATTATGCCGAAATCTGACGAAAAATCAGACCTTGCATCTCAGATTGAGCAATTAGAAGATTTAATTGCTGAAGAGATTGATGAAAAAGTTGGCAAGACAATCAACAAGAAAAATCTTTCAAAATTAAAAGCAATTCTTGAAAACCTTCAAGATGTAATTTCTTCTGCAGAAAAAGAAGACCTTGAAACAAAGAGTTATCTGATTCCCGTTAAACTAGAAGAAGCGTTTAACACCAAATCATTGCTTGACCCAATTTTTGATTACCACAGGGTTGAATCCGTAGTTACAGAAGATGGAATCCTAATTACGTCAGGCATAACAAAAGACCTGGTTGAGGCTATAGATAACGCCCAGAAGGGAATCGGTAGAAGTATCGGTGGTAGCCCGGGAAAAGTAAGGGCAGCCGGTAGGGCTGCTTCCGCAAACTTCGACCCGAACGCATGGGACGGAGATAATGACGGAATCGTTCAGGAAGGAACGCCCTTCCAACGCCCTGCAATTCCTGGTGTTAATGACTTTTCAACCAGAGGAAAAGTAAACAAAAGAAGAGCAACAGAGGGATTTGCCAGTCAATCAGGCGTTGTCCCAGCAGCACAATCCGTAAGCGGAGAAGTTGTTTCAAAAAACGAATTGCCAAAATCTTTAGTTAAACGCATGGAAGACGCTGCAGCGTCTGCCGTAGGGCGCAAGGGAGACTCTTCAAAAATTATTGATGGGGCAAAAGAAGTATTAACAAACCTTACTGATGAAAAACTTAAAGACAGTGTTGGTAAGTCTGTATCTAATGCAAGAAAACGATTAGCGGAAATGCTTTCTGACGAAAAAATTATTGAACAATTTTCTTCACAAGAAAAAATTGAAGATTTTATGGATGACATGGCATTTTCCATTCAGAAAATGCTTGACCTGCATGTTGACTCTGTTAAAAAAACAGGAACCGACAGTGAAATAGAAGAAATTAAAGAAATTGTAGATAACGCAAGCAATGACCTTGATGACGTTTTTAAACAATTAACTTCTCGTTCTAAGTCTTTTTGGGAGAAAAGACGTGAACCTGATTCTTACAGAACAATAGAAGAAGCAAAAGAATCAGCAAGATTAGACAGACAACTTTTGATGACATCGCTAAGAGAAGGCGGAGAACCAGAAGACCTTGAAGAAACATTGCGTTTACAGGATGGCGTAAACCTATTACGTAGCGATTCTGAAAAAATTATTGATGGGAAAATGTCTCTTGAAGATTTTAATTACGAATTAGAAAAAGCAATTGATGGAATTATAGAAAACGACCCGTCAATTGAGCCTGAAGAATTAGTAAATGAACTTGCTGATGCATTGCGCGAAGGCGCGTCAAAAGACGGTGCAAACCCCTTAATCGTCTCTCTTGCTAAAGAATTTGGTGATGAAAAAATCACTGGTGGCGATTTAATTGACTACCTAAATATGACTCGTAGAGATTCTAAATACAGAGCAGATAGAGGCAAAATTGAAAAAGAAAACATTCGTGTTTTTGCTTCTAATAGCGGCAGTGGCAATAATCGAATTGTAAGACCTACGGGCATACAAAGAGATGAACGGGGAAATGTTGATGCTACCGAAGCACGCAATATGAGAGCAGAACGCGATAATGCTGTATTTGAAAAATTAAGAGAATTTGGTTTGTCAGACGAAGAAATTGAACAACTAACAGGCGTACCTAACGGCGGACGCAACGTTGAGCAAGGCGATATTAGTCAGGATGAATTAGACGAACTAAACACCGTAATTAATGAAGGAATAGCAGAAGGTCTTGAAAGTGGAGAAATTACTGGTGTTGTTTCAAGAGAAGATGCTCGCAGAATTCTTGAAGAGAGTGAAGGTCTTGCTCGTGTAAATCCAGGACTTGCTTCATCTGGAAAAACGCCAAGAAAGAAAATTACCAAAGACGGAACAGTTACTCCTCAAAAGAACCTCTCAATCACCCTTGATGATGACACAATTGGTGTTCTTAATGAAGAAGTTGGAATGCTTCTTGACAATACAAAAAACCGTCAGCCTTTGCTCGCAATGAAGAAGATTCTTGAAGAGTCAAAAGGTGGAAAATTCGAAGTAACACCACAGCAGTTTGATGATATTGCTGCTGCAATTGAAGATTCTTTTGACAACGGTGTTGTTTCTTCTGATATTTACGGTGTATTGCATCAAGCAGCAGAATCTCTTGATGGAAAATACGACATCAACGAAATAGCCAATCCCAAGAAATCAAAGGGGTTTGCCTCTTCTGGGAAACGTGCCAATAATGGCGCACCAACAGATATGACCGAACTACAGCAAAGACAATACGTTGCGTGGGCTCGTCAGCAAAAAGGTCTTCGTGTTGCTCAAGAAATTATCCGAGAGCATGATAGCAACAGCGGACAAATGTCGGCTTCTAGATGGAAAGCGCTTCGCACCATGTATTCAAACATGGGACCAGGAAGTGGAGGACCACGCCGCTTTGCATCAAACACAAGTCAGCCAACTGCAGGATTTAGAGACGCATTAACTTTTGGAGCAGGACCACTTCCCTACGTCCACACAACTACTGGCTGGAAAAAAGTCGGTGGTGCAGGAGGTCTTAACGAAGCAGGAAGATATATGGACCCAAAAACTGGAAAGGTTTACTATGTAAAGCATTCTAGGTCTGGCGAAGAATTCCGCGGAGAAACAGAAATTTTGACAAGCAAACTGTATCAACTTCTTGGTGTTCCGACCATTGACTACAACCGTGGTGTTCATAACGGAAAACTTCAAAGAGTCAGTGAATGGGATGACAGAATAAGAGAAGTAAGTCATTCTCAGATGTCTAAAGACTCAAAGTTTAAAGCATCAGTTCAAAGAAGCCTTATTGCTAATGCATGGCTTGCAAACTGGGACGGCACTGGCAATATGTCAAACATTGTCCAGGGTCCTAACGGAGAGGCAGTAATGGCCGACTCTGGTGGTGGCTTGATATTTAGAGCGCAGAGATACAGTGGTTTAAAGACAAACCCACCGTTTGGTCCTAAAGTTGACGAAGTTGAAAACTTAATAAATGGCGTAACACGTTCTGGACAGCCTGTTCAGACCGCTGTCTCCAAGGCTTACTACAAAGACATTGAACCTTCAGAGGTTGCGAGACAAGTAAAAGAACTTTCTCAAGTAACAGATGACGACATCAAGAAATTGGTTTCCCAGCAAATTAGCGACAAAGAAGATGGAGACAGGCTTGCTCAAATTCTTATTGCTAGAAGAGACTGGATTGTCGACCACTGGTCAACAGGAAAGTTGGTTGACAACCCGTCTGATACATCACGAAGCGATGCTTCTGGTGCTAAAGCAAAACCATTTGCTTCACTAACAAAGAAACCCGCTCGTTCAGTAAGCGCTTCAAGGGTTGGATTTGCATCAAATATTGATGGTCCTGGTGATGACGAGCGTGGAGGCGGAGCAAGAAGAGCCCGTGGAGTTGGCGAAATGGTTCCAGGTGGAAATCTTGCTCCAGGAAGAGCAAGACGAGAAGGAGAAAAAAATAGAGCAGGTACTGAAGTTGGTGCAGAAACTCAATTTGCTGGCAAAACATTTGATGAAATAAAGCCAGATAATTGGGATGAACTTACAACAGACGAAAAATTTCAATGGGCTTTGACTCAAGGCAACCCAGATAGCGGAAGCGAAATGTCTCGCGTTGCTTATAGAAAACTTCTTGCCGACCTTGGCGACCAAATGGACAAAGAAGAACTTGCAGAAATGTCTCCTGCTGCGAGAAGAGCAGAACTCGCTGCAAGAAGAGAAGAACAAAGAACAATTGAAAGAATGGGCGTTCCTAGAGAACCAACAGAAGGTGCAGCGGCTAAACCAAAACGCGAAACATCTTCAGAACCAAAAGCCCCCAAGATTAAAAAGTCTTCAAACGCTCAGGATGCAAAAACAGAAAGAGAATCAAGACTTGATAAGTTTCTTGAGGCAATTGACGCCTCGTCATCAAGAATTGATTCAAGCGATTCTGAAATAAACGAGCACAGAGACTTGTGGGATGAAGTTACGACATCTTTGCAAGAAAATGGATATGACTTCACCATCAGGAGCCTTGATAGAACAATTGAAGTTTTAGATGACTATGTCAGCGCATTTGAAGACGAACAGTTAACTCCAGACGAAAGAGCCAACTTGGCAGCAGCAAGAAAGATTCTTAAAACCCTTTTGGGAACAAGAACTGCCTATTCTGAAGATGAGTGGATTATCGGAGGCAAAAAACCGTCAAGCAGTCAAATTAATTTTGCTTCGGCAACTGGTGGAACAAGCAAAAAATTTAACATAAACCTTGCACAAGACATCCAAAAAGACCTTAAAAAACTTAACGGTACTGGCAAGCCTGGGACAAGAGGTTTTGCTTCAACCTCTGCTGGCGGAAAGACAATGATTACAGATGAGGCGACATTCTTTAAAGATGTTCAATCATCTCTAGACAAAGAAATAAAAAGAGCAACCAAAGACGGGGATAAGAGAGCAATTGCTGGTCTCAGAAAACTGTCTGAATTAATTTCCAGAGACGAAGCAGGAAAAACTGGAAGCAGAAGAACAAATGTGGGAAGTATTTACTTTACCGCTGAAGAGGCAGACCAGATTCTTGATGGTCTTATGTTTGCTCTTGACACTCAACTTGCTGACGGCGGAGAAAAAAGAATCGCTTGGTATTCAAAACTTATTGAGATGGTTGCTGGTGCAGCCAAGTCAACATTTATTGATAAAAAGACAAACGCAATAACAGACACAACACGAACAGCAACAAATTCACGCGGACAAAGTAGAACCATAAATATAGTTCCCGAAGCATAATAGTGGTCATAACTGACGGAACTAGCGTGCTAAGTTATACTTAGAGACACTAATTAATTTTGGTATTGACACTGCGTCCGTACTTACAACAACAGGAGTAAATAATGGCAGAAAAAGTTGAAGTCAGCGTTGATGCAGACGGCAATGTCCTGAAGTGTGCAAAGGGCGCAAATGCTACTGAGTGCGGGTACACGCCTGGCGCAAAAGTATGTGGCAAGTGCGGTGCAATGCCCATTGAAATGAAGATGGTTCCAGTCGAAGAATACGACGAAAAGGGATATGAAATGGGTTCCAAGAAGCCAATTCCAGGAAGAAACATGAACCAAGACCTCATCACTGATGATGAAGAAGACGACGAAGTATCTGTCATGGGTCAGGGCAAAAAGGGCATGGGTATGGGCATGCCTATGGACGAAGAAGAAGACGAAGACGCAGAAATGCCGATGAAGAAGTCAAGAAAAGCAGTTGGTATGGGAATGCCAGGCGAAGATGACGAAGAAGAAGACGACGAAGAAGACATGGGCGATGAAGAAGCCGATGACGAAGAAATGAAGATGTACGGCATGAGTGACGACCTTGAGTCAGCACGCAAGCGTCGTCTTGCAACAATGGGTGCAAAGTCTGCAGAACTTGGCAGAAACGCATACATGTGCGCAATTGAAAGAAAAGTTTACCCAGGCGGTTCTTCCGTTTGTGACGACTGCCCTGGTGGTTGTGTTGCCGAAAAGGGAATGCCTGGTCTTCTTTCTGTTGAGGGAATTGCCGAAAAGATGTTCAATGGAACAGTTCTTGATTCTGGTTATTCTTCAGATGCAGACATGTTTGTTGTTGATGTACACACTAAAGATGGTCGCTCAGTAGAAGTTTTTGTTGACGGAACAACCGCAGAAGTTCTCGGCTTCCACAAGTTGGACGACAGCGCTTTTGAGCAAAAGTCTGCTCTTGACTCAATCATGGTTATTGACCTTCATGAGGCTGCAGAGATTGCTGTCAAGTCAATTCAGGGCGATGTTGTAGCAGTTGAGCCAGACATTTTTGAAGGCTTTGACGCTTACGCAGTTGAAATTGAAGGACTTGATGGAAAGTCATACGACGTTTTCGTTTCTCTTGACGGTGAAGTTCTTGGATACGACAAGTACGAACCAGAAGAAGCAGAAGCAATTGAAGCAGAAGCAGCAGAAATTGCACTCAAGCGTGCTTTCACCGAAGATGTTAGAAACCAAATGGCTAAAGAGGGGACCGCTCTTCCAGACGGCTCTTTCCCAATTGCTAATGCATCTGACCTCAAGAATGCTATTTCAGCATATGGTCGTGCAAGCGACAAGGAAGCAGCAAAGCGTCACATCATGAAGCGTGCAAAGGCTCTTGGTGAAGAAAAACTTATTCCAAGCAACTGGGTAAGCGGTTCAGAAAAATCAGCAGACCTTCCAGATGACATCAAATCTTCGCTCATTGAATTTGAACTCCTTGAGGAGGAGTTTAGAAACACCGACCCGAGTATCTAAGAAAGCGTAGGCCCGTATGACGGGGGTGAACTATAAAAAAATTCGCCACTACGCTCCTGGCATAGAAAAAAAACAGAAACGCTTTGACCCAGACATTGCCGCTCTTTTATTCAAAGCAGGAGTAAGGGTAACTTCCAGCACTGAGAGACTTATTGCCGACGTCTCAATTAAAGCAGCGATGCCTTTAGTGTCGCCAAACTCTGGAGACTCAGACGGTAAAAAAAGAGGCTTAGAAAGCGAAAGAGCATCTAAATTAGAAAACTATGCAGGAATAGTCCTTGACCCAACTGCTAAAAAAACTCCTGATTCTTATCTAAAACTTCACGTTACAGAACCTGAAAGAAAAGCGGCTTTAATGTCGCCAGAACCAGTTCCAAACTTTGGATGGGTTAAGTACGGAGAAACAAATACTCCTAAAGTTTCCGGCAATGTAAAAGTATCTGTAACAAGACACCGAGTTGACCCAAGAACTGGTAAGCCAATTATGTCAACGGGCTATGACCCGTATGACCCGTTTTCTCCGTACATGAATCAAGGCATGGAGGAAAAAGGTTTAGGAAGAACAATTGCCGAGGCTAATCCTGGACAAAAACTTATACATTTTACGGCTAGAGCAACAGGCCTAGTTATTGATGCTTTAGGAAAATTTAGATGCCCTCCTGGTACACCAGCAGCAAACAGATTTACCAACGAGCGGGGTGAAGGATGTTTTGCTGTTACAGCAGTTGACCTAGCAGCAATCGCTACATCAATTGCAACAATCATGTCTGATGGCGGCGGTGTCAGCATGACAGAAAATCTTCTTAGGGTTGGAATTTCTGCAGCAGAAATACGTGATGTTTACAGGCAGTCTGGTTTGCGAGGTCTCGCATCAATGGCAGAAAGAGTTCTTGGCGGTCCTGGTCATCTTGTTGGAGAAAAATATAAAGACCCCTCCTACAGAGGAGCCATAGCCCCAGCGCTCAGAGCCATAATGCGTTTGACTGAGAACAAAACAGAAAGAATGGCAAGAATTGCTGCCGAAAAAACAGGCAGAGTAGAAGACCTTAAAGCAGACCCAAGAGTTCTTGCAGTTATGGCGGCTCGTGGTGTTTCTTTTACTGGAGATGAAGAAAAAGACTTAATTAAACTTCTTGAAGCAATGGGTCAAATTCCAGAGTTTGGTCTTGCTGCTGATGGCCATGTTTTTTATGTTGGTGGAAACGAAGACACACATAAAGTATGGGTAAGAAAAAAATTCTTTGAACAGCATGCACAAGTAATTGAGCAGTATTACGGCGCATTGACTCCTGCTCAATTAGAACAAAAATATCTTGATGAAATTGCTTCTGGTGGAACTCCTTTTACGATGGCAATAGATGCTGCGGCAAGACGAGAAAGAGACCTCAGAATAGGTGCTTTTGAGCAGATTGCTTTAGATGCGATTGATAGGCCTCAATCACTTAAAGACATAAGAATAACTGTTGATTTTGACGCTAATTCTGGTACTGGCGGAGTTCTTGATGGTTATAATTTTGAAACTTTAAACGGAATGGCTGGTCCCAACTTTCTTTACGTTGGTTCTGGTCCTGCAATAGCAGGTCACCGCGGTGGGCCACCAGCAGGTCATATGGACCTGTATCAAGCGACTGGCGGCTCTACGGAAGAACAATGGGCTGCGATTGCAGCAGCAATGGCTGCGGATGAAACTGGAAGACATTGGGCTTTTACTTATGGTGTTGACTTAGCAGCGATGCAAGGTCGTGGATGGAGAGACTTTGGTGCTCAAGCAGCAGCACATGAGATTTATCACTTTGACCAAGTCATTGCTATAGCAAATTACATGGCTCAAATGCATGCTCTTGAACCAGGAAGATATCCAGCCACTGATTTGTCAACAATGAGTAGCAATGATTTATTTCTACTGGCACAAGAGTTTTTAACTAACGCTGACCCTCAAATGCTAAGAGAGGCATTAGGTGCAGATATTGAAGACCTGATTACTGCAAGACTTGATGGAGTCGCAGGAGCGTATTCTGGAGACAAACAACAGGACGCACTGGTAGCAATAGCAGCAAGCGCTTCTGGTGACCCAGAACTTGCTAGGAAGGCAAACGCTGCAAGAAGTCTTGCGTTGCTTGAAACGATGGCAGAACTTGCAGCCAATAGAAAAGTTGGCTTAATTGGAGATGACCCAGACTTAGATAAAGCGATAGATACTGTATTTGGTCCTGCGACAATAACTCTTGATGGAATTCCTCCGCTTCCTGGTGGCACAACTACTCCAGATGGAACTATCCCAGACACTCCTACGGATGCTCCAACCCCATCTCGCCCAGCGTGGGGAGACATGTGGTGGTCTACTGACGACATATCAATAGACATGCCAGAAGCACCATCTACTGGCGATGGTGGTTCTGAAGGCGGAGGAGGCGGAGGAGGCGGAGGAGGAAGAATCCACGACCCTTTCAGCAGAAGAAGAAATGGAAAAATTCCTCGCAAATTGCGTGATGGTGATGCTACGGGCGAAGATATTGACGACCTTATTGATGGCACGCCAGAAGACCCAAGAGACCGTTCTTCAAAGCGTAAAGGTGGAATAAAATCTACATGGCGCTCAATAAGAAACATAAGGCTTAGAACTGGAAACCAGAACCCGAGCGACAGAGAAAAGAAAAAATTCTTAAATGATGCACTAGATGAACTTCCACTAACAATTGAGCAAATTGAAGAATTGGCTCAAAAACTAAGAAGAGGCGAAGTTTTAAGTGAAGAAGAAAACAGCAAACTTGTTGAATCAATTCAAAAACTAAGACAAAAACTTTTTGAAGCAGATGCAAATCTTGCAAACGCTATTGCAGAATTTGAAGCAGGATGTCCTCCAGATGTTGCTGCTGCAGACGTTGGAAATTATGACGATATTGGACCATGCCGTGCTTATTTAGAAATGATGGAGAGAGCCGTTGAAAAATGGAAATTTGTTGTAAATAAACTTGAAAGAGCAGTTATTCCTCAACTAAATGACTTGTGGGACATAAATCAACATATTCAAGAAAATGGTCCACTCCCTCCACCGCCAATTAGGTGGACACCACCAGAATTCGTATACCGAGGCGGAATGGCATCTGTGTCTAACATTGCATCATCTCAAAATGCAAAACTTTCTGCTGATGAAATTGCTTTAGTTTCATCTGCTTTTACAGATACCCCACTTCCCACAACTGTAGGTATGTCACCTGCTGCTCTTAGAGACAGAACTGTTCTTAATCAAGTTTATGAAAGATATGGATTAACTCCTCCATCTTCTTCAAACTTGGATGATACAGAAACCGTTGTTCCAGTTTTAAGAATTCTTGACAAAACAACAATCAGTGATGACTTAATTGTTGAAACAGAAATGATTCTTGACTCTAAAGATATTGGTTCACTTTTTGAAACCAACACGATTGAAACACTTCGTGTTATGGATAGTCCAGACAATATTGGATTCGCCAGCACATCAGAAGCGCGTTCTAGAAAAGCAGCAGGAATTGCTGGAAGATTGCTTAATTCTAAAGCAGCAAGAAAAACAATGAAGAGAATAGGTCTTGACCCAGAGAACGAAGACCTCGTTGATATGGCTGCAGAAGCGGCGCTTGCTTTCTCTATTGGTGGTCCTGCAGCAGCAATAATTCCAATTGCTAGACGCGGTAGCAGAGATGCTGCAGAAGCAGCAATAAAAATGATGGTTGCAAAAGGCTGGATTACACAATCTGTTGCTGGAAAAATTTCTCAATACGGTATTGACCGCATTGCAAAAGAAGGACTTCCTCAAGAAATCATTGACGCAATGAAGACAGTCGGCGTTGCAGTCACAGACGAAGAAACAAAACAAAACGCCTTGCGTATGGCTGGAGTTCTTCAAGAGAGGTCATCGGAATTAAAGAGAGCATCTGCTAAAAGAATTGCTGAAATAAGACAAAGAATTGCCGAAATGAATGAAAAGTCTGGATTCTTTGATATTGAAATTAAAGAACTTGGAACTGGCATTGGGGCAAACAATGTTCCCAAAAACGACGCTAAAGCAAATCAAAGAAAGAGCAAAGTTAGGGTAGTTATCCCTGCTGGCTCAAAAGCAAAAGTAGATAAGTCTGGCGAAGTTATGATTCCGCCAGGAAAAATGAAGATTACTAATGTTGACAAAAATGGAGTAGTTGAAGCAGAAGTTACTGAACAAACTTCTGCAATTGAATACATGAAGAAAGCAGAAGAAAACCTTGTCAAGTTTATGCAAAAGACGACCGATGAGGGTGTGAAAAAACTTTTATCTACAACTGCAAGCAAATATAAAAAAGCAAAACGTGATGAAACAATTTCATCTAGAAATTCTGCAGATTCTGGTATTTCAAAAATAACGCTAGAAAAAGCGGAAACAATAATTGAAGATGCTAAAGAAATGGGATATGCATTATTTAACGAAAATTATGTTTATGTCAATGGTGAAAAAGTTGAAGTTAACAGATATTACGATTTGTTCACAAAAGCGATGACTGATGCAATTAAAGAAATAAAAGAAGAAGCAGAAAAAAAACTGTTTATATCCAACACAAAACTAAATAACTACATAATTACAAATAGTGTGCAAGGAATATATTCTGCATTAATTGGGATAGCAGGTTCAGTATTTGGAGGAATTGACAGAAGAACAAGAATTTCTATGTCAAAGGCTTCTTTACAGGATTTTCTGACTTCTGGAAGAATTGCAAATGTTGATGTTGATAGCAGGATGTTGTCAACAATGAAATTAAATAGAGACAAAATAATTGGTGGAGAAAATTCTTCTGCAGAATTTATGCTTACACCAGTAGAAATAATCCATGAATTTTATACAAATTCCGTAGAACAGTCTCTTTATGCTTCTGGTACAAAAATTGGTTCAGAAGAGTTTTCCGATTATGGAAGAGGCATAGAGGTTGTCATCAGGTCAGAAAATGCAAACCGTATTGGGTACGGCCGCTCTGACGGATATGAAACCAATGGAATATATTCAATGCTTACTGACGATAGTCAAAAGAGAATTGTTATGACAATTTTTAGCGACGCAATGAACGGAATTGAAAAAGCAAAAGATTCAATAATTTCAGCACTTCAAGCAAAGATTGAAAAAAACTATTCTCAGGTTTTAAAAAAGAACACCGAAGAAAACTTTGAAGCATTCCTCGTTGGAGAAATAAGCCTTAACGACATTGAGCATATTAAAATTCCGGTTTCAATATTTGAGATAGAAAAGAAACCAATATCTCAGTCTCATCCATTTGCTGGAAAAAACAGAATCTCTTCTGAATTAAAAAAACGCGGGAAAACAGATTCAGAAATCAAAGACTTTTTTGAAAAGGGCGGCCTATTGGGTGGAGGATATAACCCTAAATATCTGACCTATTTATTGCAAGTTGAATCAGCAATAGAGTTAAGAGATAGATTAATTTCTTTCGGCATACCAGAAGTTATCTTTACCAACAAAAATGGAATAGACATAATGGCTGAAGGAACATGGGTGACACTTCCTCCAAATCCCAAAACAGGTATTGATGCTCTTAGAATGCTTGCAAAGATGGAAGTACGTGGGATAATAGAAAAAGTTGCACCAGAGAAAGCAAGCAAAACGCCAGAAAAGGTTGCATCATGAAAGCCGTATTTGTTGGGACAATAGACTCAGAAAAAAAGTTTTATTATATTATTGACGCAAAAAACAAAGAATCAGATGGCGTTGTGTCTGATGGAGAAACTTCAAAGGTTGTAAACTTTTGGAAAACGGCATCTAAGTCAAATACTTTAAAGCCAATTAAATCAACTAATTTTCATAAATTTCTGTGGGACAATGAAGACCCAGAAGGACCTGATGAAGATAGATGGAACAGGGTTTTTGTAAATAAAACTCAGAAAATATCAGAGCATATGTTATCTGGTGTTCAAATTGTCTCTGATGTTCTAAAATCAAAGATGAAGGCTAAATCCATCAACTACAGAATTTCTGAATTTAAATCGCTTTTAGAAACTCAAAACACATCAATAGTTAGGGCAAAAACAATGAAAACCCTTCCAATCCAAATGGAGACAAAATGACCACATGGGGTGAATATAAGGGAACAATCAAGGGTTTTGTCTTTGAACAAAAAGCGCCGCAAGACGCCATAATAGGAATTCCTCAGGAAAAATTTACTGGCGACGTACTTAAGGGTCGTGGGCCAAGAAGAGGAAACCTTGAGCGCCTCCTTCGTTACTGGCGCCCAATCATGAAAAAGCCTGGTGGCTTCAGAAGATGTAAAGTCATTCTTGCTGACCACCCAGAACTGTATCCATTGAACAACATCTGTGCATGGCTGCACCATGAGACGACTGGTCTATGGCCAAACGAAGGGTGCCATCACCCAGGAATGAAGAACTGTCGCAGAAAAATCAAAAATGTAATTAACGGTTCATTGTTTTCCGATGCAGATTTTGATAAAAGAATGGCGAACATAGCAAAACCAGACGGCAAGTCCGCATCAATGAACGATGATGCTTATGATGATGTAGTCACTGAAGATGATGAAAAATACGCATCATTGGTAGCAAAAACTTTTGCATCCGATGAACAAGATTTTTACAAAATACTTTCAGATACCAAAAACTGGGCGCAAGAAGGCGAATCAGAAGATGGAACAATGGAAGTCGATTACGACGGAACAGAAAAAGATTAATGCTTAGTATCCCAGAAGAAAAATACGTAAAGGTAAGAATTTCTTTTGTCGGCACAAAAAGTGCGCGACAAGTGGTTTCTATTATCAAAAAACGTCTTAATGGTGACCAAAACATCGTTGATTTTAAAGCGCTGTCAAAGCGCTCTGGGGTAACTAGACAGTATGGAATAAAAGTTGGTCTTATTGGAACGCACAGCACAATAGGTCAAGCATTGGGAGCAGGCGCTTCTGTAGCAATTCCTGGAAACATGGGTGCCGTAAGAAGCCCTATACGCTCCGCTGGATGGAGAGGTATTACTCCAGGAAAGCCAAATATTCCTGGCAGACGCCCAGGTGGAGACAGCACATCAAGATGCCCTGAGGGTTACCAGTACGGCGGAAGATTTACTGATAATAGGTTCTCTACATGTGGAGCCAAACTTTTTGATATTCCTTCGGCTTTAGGTCTTGCAATCGGCGCAATTAGAAGAGTCGCAAGAGGGGTTGCTACTCCTGGCAGGACATCTTCAAGAGCCATCACTGGTGAGCCAATGCCCGAGAGCATTGTTGACTCTAGAAGACCTCAGATTCCTAGGGTTGGCAACGAAAACAGACCAGCAGCGACTGCGGCAGCAAAAAATCTTGTATCTGAAATTGGTAGAGCAGATAAACCAGCCGTAAGAATGGTCAGAAAAGACGGATTTGTTCTTGAGCCAGTAGTTTCAGCGCAAGTTTTGCGCGCAATTCCAGACAACAGAGACATGGAAGGTGCTACATATCTTCTTTCCGTTCAAAGCGTTGACGAGATTGGTGGACAGGAATTAGGTCTCTTGTCCAATACTGGAGTAACTAAATTGACATACGTTCTTCCTGGTGGCTCAAGTATTAATCTTGAAAAAAAGAGACCACTCACTGTTGGTGAAAGAAGAAAACTAGGTAGAACAGTTAACTCTGCCGCAAAAATAGATGTTCAAAATGACCCAACTGCTCGTCTTAAAGAAGTCGTTAATCAAACTGGCGATGGAATCGGTTATTCAGAAAACTTCGTCAATATTAAAAATCCAAATGAAGTTGTTTCTAAGAACGGTCGCTCACTACCAAGATGGGCAGACGAGGTGTTTGGAAAGGGCAAGAAGGCAAAGCCACTTGCCGAATCTCTCCGCGAAAACGACAGCGAGTCACAAGTTGGCAAGCAGATAACAGACCTTGACCAAGCAGTAAGCGCAATTTCTGCTGGAAAGAGTCTTAATGAGATTGACCCATCAATTCTTGGTCAAGCAATCTCAAAGAGCAATGTATTCAAGTTGCAGAAACTTGATGCCAAGCGGAGTGTTGTAACTGGTCCAAATGGCGCTAGATACATCATGCACAAATCTTCTGCAGACAATGAGCACATAGGTCAAAGAGTCGCTTCTGATTTCCAGCAATTTATTGGCCTTGAGTCACCAGACGTATTCTTCTCTGGTACAGGCTCAAAGAGGGACTACCTAATAGAAGACCCAGGCAACATTATTCGTGGGTATCAGGTTGATAGAAGAAAGACTTTTTCCGACTATGAGCCTGAAGACGTTGCCAAAATACTTGTTTCTGACTGGATTACAGACCAGAGAATGCGAGACCCAGGCTCAATTGTCCCAGTATCCAACGGCGAAAATGTTCGCCCTGTCCTGACAAACAACTTTACTTCTGCTCTTACAGACCTTGACAAGATTAAAATTACAGAGAGAACAAAGATGACAATCAAGGATTTCCTTAGTTCTCCTGGAAATGACAAATACGGTCAATATTTCCAAAAACTGCAGAAACAGCAACAACTTGCATTCAGGCGCGAAATTGACGCTTTATTATTGAGAGCAAGGAAGTTTAATTTCACACAATTAAAATCACGTCTTTACAGTGACGGCCGCTTGTCTGGCGCTGAAAAAGCCCATCTTGACATTGTTGCAACAATTATTGAAACACGAATTAACAATTATGAGAACAGTAAGAACATACTCCTTGAAATCTTCGGAGAAAAAAAATGAAGCAAATTTCTACTCTATTTGACGCACTACGCAATGAGAAGTTTGCTATTGCCGTACAAGACGAATATGGCGTCAAGTACTACGGCTATGACGGACAAGGCAAAGAGTGGGCACAGTGGGCAAACTCTGTTGAGTCAAAGACTCTTGAAGAGTCACAAATTCCAGCAGGAATAATTCAAGGACCATTTAAAACCGTTTCAGACACAGATATCAAATCTCTTATTACAACATTTGGTTACGGAGAGAGTTCTGCATCTAATTTTGTAAAATCAAAAGCATACAGACATGCTGGTTCAGTAAGAGTTAAGTCCGAATCAAGAGTTCCAGCAGTTGTTGACACACCTATTGGTCACTTTACCGCTTATCAATATGCTGCAGCAGTTTCCTACAAATGCCTCCATGTTCGCAGCAGTATTAAAGAAGGAAGTTTCCTTCACGAAGCAAGAGCAAACAATTACGCTTTCAACTTCGATAAGTGGATGTATAACGCAGCACCTGATAGCGAGCAAAACAAATCTTTAAGACAGCGTGTTGATACGGCGGTTGGTCGTTCTTCTGAAAGAAGAATTGGAATGCGTCTTAAATCAGCCATTATCTCAAATGGTATTGAGCGCACAAAAATGGGTAGTGCTTCTGAACTGGAAACAAAGAGCCTTGAAAACGGAATCTCCGAAAAAGGACTAGGCGAAAGCATTGGTTCAGGTTCAAGAATTGCCAGAAGAGCAGGTCGTACAGCAGCAGCGTCCTTTGACCCTAAGGCTTGGGACGGCGACGGCGACGGCATTGTTCAAGAAGGAACACCATTCCAGCGACCAGCAATACCTGGCGTAAACGACCGTGCATCTGGTGGCTCTGTTGATACAGGCGCAGCAACTAGAGCCTGGAGAGACCTCAATAGAGCAAACTCAGGCTCTTCTGGAAGTAGGGCTGCCCGTCGTGCAGGCGGCTCAGGAGACAATAAGCCAGCAGCACGCAAACCTGGTGGTCAAAGAAGAGTAAAGCCTGAACAGGCTGCTGATGCTGCAAAACCAGCAGCACAGGCTCGTGGTGTTTCAAAAAGAGTTTCTGAAGCCAGAACTCAGCGTCAGGTTGAAGGCTTTGCATCACGCTCTGGCAAGGCGGTTGTTAGACGCCGCCCTGGTGTTGACAAGATGAAAGACACTGACGGTCAGTTTCACGAGACCCTTGATGACAAGCAAAAAGAAATTGTTAAAGAAAACCTCAAGAAGCGTTATGAGCAAATTCAGGAATGGGTTAAAGCAATTCCTGACGACACTGGTACTGGAACATGGTGGGGAACATTTGTCGGTCAAAAAGGCAGAGGCGTTACAAAGACTGATGCTGACGGGAAGCCATTAACAAAAGATTCAAGAATTTCTGGTGAAGCACTTACTTCATACAGAAGACTCGTTGACAGCATAACAAGACAAATTGATGGTGAAATTAGTACTCTTGAAAAACAAATATCTTCCCTTACGCCAGGTGATGATGACAAACAAATTAAATCAGCGCAAAATCAATTAAAGAAACTTCAAAAAGAAAAATTAGAGTTTACTTCCGCAGCAGAAGATTTGATGGTTTTTGATGCGATGTCCGAAAGAGACGACTGGAGTCTTGTTGAACATCTCACCACTACATCAAGAAGAGCAGCAATTGGAAAAACACATTCTGCTGGTATTTCATCAAAGCCAAAGAAGGGCGAAGAATCTCCATTCGTAAGTCCTTTTGATGACCCTAAAACAAAACCGCAACTTGACCTTAATGCTGAATCTTCTTACTTCACAGGTTTTGAAGAAGCACAGGCAGGAAAAAAGCGTTCATTGATTGGCGCAAAAAAGAGCAGCAAACTTAAGGATTTCTCTGACAGAATTTTTGATAATGCTGAAGCGGCTCGTCGCAAGAGAGAACTTCGCAGACAAAAAAGAGGTACCGTTCGTCGTCTTGGTGAAGAAAGACCAGGCGCACCTGGTGCAAGAGAAAGAGCCAGACGAGCACTTGCAAGAACTGGAAGAAGAATCAAGCGTAGGCTTAAGGGCGGACCAAGCGAGGCTGATGTCAATAAGAGTATTGACCAGACCAGAACCGCTAACCCAACAGTTTTCGGAACAGGAAAAGGCGGAGTTCCAACAGTTGACGAAAAGGGCATTCAAAAACTTGCAGTCCTTTTCAGAGGGAAAGACGACCCAAGAGCACTTGAACTACTTCAAGAACAAAAGGGTCAGAACGCTGGTAAGGAACTAGGAAACGTATGGACTGTTCAGGGGTACAACGCTCTTGCTACACCGATTACTGAAGCGGACGCCGAATACCTTGCTGGTCAAGGCTGGAAGGTAATTCAGCGTGGTCACGGAACCCCTCCACCACCAGCAGACAATGAGTCAGGTGCAATCGGATGGATTAAAGATTACATTGAAGACACAGAAAGATTCATCACTGGTGAAGGTGGTGCTGTTTATGGTCCTGGAGAATACTGGTCTAGACCAGGAACTGGATGGGATGGATATCTTGCCTACAACCAGGGAACGCTTGCTCTTATTTCCCCAGATTCAAGAGTTTTGACAATTTCAGAAGCAGGAAAACTCCGAGCAGAGCACGGAAAAATGTGGGGTGAAATACACAAAGCACTTCGTGGAATCGGTGGAGGCACTCAGAGTGCAGAAGACATTGACCCCCAGGATTTGGTCAAAGAACTAAAGGCTGCAATTTCTAAAGCGCTTGCCGATGGAGACCCACTTTGGTCTACGGAAGCAGGACAGTTGGCTTCAAACTTCTTTAAATACATGGAAACAGCACCTCCAGCCATGAGGCAGGAATTATGGGCTGCAATCAAGTACATGGAGTCAATTACGTCAAAAGACGAACACTATGCAGCCATGATTTATGGATATGACGGCGTAGACCATGAAGGCAACTCACCAATAGTATGGTTCAACAGAGGCGCACTGGCCATTGTTGACGAAGCAATGACTGCGGATAGAATGAAAGAAATCTACGCAACCCAGAAGGCGAGTTAATAGTGGAAGAGTTCATGCTAAAACACAAAGAGTATTCACTTATTCTTGATTGGCCACCATTTACTACTTCTCTTAAAAAGAGAGAAGAATTTAAAAAAGATGTTCAAAAAGAGACAGAGAGAATACTCGCTCTTGCAAATGCAAAAGAAGAAAATGCTTACGACCGCATGTTTTCTACGGTAGACGCTAAGTGGACAGATGACCTTGATGAGGCTCGTTTGTATCAGAAGAGATATGCCGACAATCCAGAAGAAGCCCAAAAAGCAGTTCTTAAATTAGAGGGTCGTGAAAATGCTGACCCTATGGATGACGGCGACCTTCCAACTGGAATTTTCTAACTACGGTGGAAAACGGGTTTGTATCCAAACTGCTTGCAATTAAGCAAGCGGCGCAAATTGGATGCTTTGGCGCGCACCAAAACTCTCATGGCGAATGGATTCCGTGTTCGTCAATTAAGCAATACTTAACAATTACTCAACCTGAGTCTGTTAAATCTCGCATGACGCTGGACGACATGAAAGAGCGCTCTGGTAGAAGAAAGAAAAAGGGAAGAAAAAGAAGAGACGGCTGGGAAAAACTTCGCGAAAGAAGAGTTTTTGGAGTTGATTCACTTCCCAATGGCGGTCTTGTGTCCCCAAGGAATTCAGTAAACCTGGTAAATGGTGGTTCAATACCGCCGATTACTTATGGTGCCTCAACATCTTCAGGAGTTTCTACAAAGAGTTTAGGACAAACTATAGGCTCAGAGCAGGCGGGAAGTTCTTCAGGCAAGCAAAGAGATGGAGACGGAGATGGTTATTTTGCATCCACCCCTGGCGGACCTGATGACACACGAGTGCCAGCAAAAAACACTAATAAAAAACCGCCTAAAGGGCAAGTAGTAAAAGGCAACATAAACCTAAACAATCGACCTGTAGTTAAAAACAAAGACGGTTCAATCAGTACTGTTCGTTCAATCAGCATGACTGAAGGCAAATTAACAGTTTTGATTCCTACTGTTATCAGAAACCAAGATGGTACTGGAAAGATTGTTAGCGACAGAGAAGCGTGGAAGCACTATAAAAGGACTGGAGAGCATCTAGGAAAGTTTTCTAATCCAAAGGATGCTGATGCTTATGCAATGAACCTGTCCAAAGAACAGGCTGCACAATATTTACCACAAGGTCGCACCTCACCCAGCAGAATGTCTGCAAAGAGCGCTCAGGCTGCATATTCGCCTAGAGACAACGACACTGACGTATTTATCGATATTGAATCTGCAAGAAGAAGAGCACAACAACTTGGATGTATCGGAATCAGTAGAAGAGTTTCTAAATCAGGAAAAACTGTATGGATGCCATGTACAAATCTTACTGATTACAACAACCTGACTGGTATGACTGCACTTGGCAGAAACAATCAAGAAAAAAGAACTCAAAAAGTAGTTAGAACTATTCTTTCAAATGAATTAAAGAAAAGAAAAAAGAGTCTTGTAGAGGAAATAATCGGTAAAGCGATTGGTCCAAAAATATCTGGCGTATCAAGATTTTCTGCAAGAACAATCACTCAAAGATTTGACCCTAGAGCAGAAGACGGTGACGGAGATGGCTTGCTTCAAGACGGAAGCGCTTTTGAAAGACCAAATGTTCCCGGTGTTCCAAAGCCTCAAGATGTTGAAAAACCCATCTCTACTCTTTCTGTTTCGTCTGTAGGAAAATGGTTTGACGCAACAACGCCAAAGCAACGCGAAAAACTTACTGGTACTCCAATAGAAAACTTTGGTGCCTCTTCTAGAAGTGCGCGCGGGTTTGCTTCTGTTTCAAAACCGATAAAAGCAGAGCCAATCAAAATTGAAGGTCTTGAGAACCCAGACGCATCTGAGACAAACCCATTTAGAAACCTTGGTGGGCGCAAGATGGGTGAAATCATCAGAGGATTGGTAAAGCCTTCAAACAAAAACAAAAAACAGAGAACTACTTATCTAGTAGGCGGAACTACTGGTGGTGGCAAATCAACAGTTCTTGACGAACATCTTGTTGTTCAGGGAATTGTCCCCAGCAGAAACGAAGCAGCCCATGTTGACCCAGATTTTATTAAACTTGGATTAACTGGATACAACGATGGTGCTGGTGCTCCAATGGTTCATGACGAATCGCTTCGGTCTGCTCAAAGAACAATGGATGACGCACGCAAAGAAGGCATGGACCTTGTTGCTACTGGCGCTGGCTCAACAAGACAGCGAGCAATAATTGCTCAGGCTAGACAAAACGGAGACAGGGTTGTTGCCCACTGGGTGCATGTTCCCGCAGAAGAAGCATCAAAGAGAATCAAAGAACGCCAACAAAGAGATGGAAGAAAGATTCCAGACCAGACAGGGCACTTTGCTCGCTCTATTCCGCGAATGGTTTCTGATGCTGTATCAAATGGCGAAGTAGATGAGTTCTATATATGGGACAACAATGTAGAACAAGGCAAGCCACCAAGACTGATTGCATCTTTTAAAGATGGAAAACTTGACATCTTGGACCAAACAAAACTTGATGAGTTTATGAATGGAAACAAACTATCTCCTAAGCCAAGAGAAGGAAATACTCTTTCCGATGGAGAACGTGAAGCATTAAAAGAATCAGACGAGTTCATGGGTCTTGCTTCTAGTTCAAAGCCTAAAAAAGGTGGAAGATATACGCCACCACAAAATAAACCGCAAAACAAGCCATCACCAATACAACCTCAGCCTGTAACTCCAGGACCAGTTCCTCCACCTGGAATCCCTGGAGCAGCAGTTCCGCCTCCTGGAATTCCTGGGGCGCTTCCACCTGCTAATCCAGGTGCCATTGGTTCGTCTAGCCCGTTTGGCAAAACTCCAGGAACAGGCGCTAAAACATCTATATCCGAAATAGAAGACATTGACAAAAAGATAGAAGCCCGCGTAGTTGCTTTCATCGCAAAACTAAGTGACAGACTTAATAAAAGACAAGACGGTTCTCCTAAAAACTCACTTAATTATGTAATAAAAAAACTTGCAAAAGTATCTAGTGGAATGAGATACTTACCGACAGAGGGTATTGGTAGAAAAGAAGGTCCAAGAAGACCGCTTGAAATACCTAATTTTTCACTAAAAGGTCAACTTGATACACCGGAAGGTATTAGAAAAGTAGTAAATAATTTTGTTCCGATTAAATCGCAATCAGAAACAGATGATGATTTTATTTTAAGACTTTTTGAAACAATACCTGCTTTGAAGTATTCAATAATTTCTGATAGAGAAAACTCGGAAGTTTATTTAAAAACTTTATTAAAAAATGCCAAATATGACCCACGAGAACAAAAGAACTTAAGAAAAGTTTTAGAAGACGAACTAACAAATAACGAAGCATTTAGACAACTTGTTGAAGAGTTTGGGCTTCCAATGTTCATTAACGGAAATGGCATGACGGATGGCAATCCAATGGAAGGCGTTTCTGCTTATCACACTCCGTTTGGCGCTCTAATTGTAGTAAGTAAAGACCATGTAAAGAGCGGTAGTCACGAAGCAATAGGCTCAACTTTTGAAAACAAAAAATTTGATACCGTTAACCAAACATTAAGACACGAATGGTTCCACTATTTAGATGCGCTATTGATGGGCTCTGACCAAAAAACATTTGAAACAAGAGTTGATACTTACCTTCAAGGCTTGACAGACTTAGTGCAAGACCCAGAGTCAGTTGTCAGAAAAATTTTTGAAGACAAAGATATGCCTAAATATTTAGAAGAAAAAGTTTTGAGCGCCGTACAGCAACTAGTCAAAAAAAATAATCCTGGCTTGAGCGATGCAAAAGTAAGAAAAACAGCAATAGATGAGATAACTAAACAATTGCAAGAAAATAGAGAAGAGTTTATAAAAAATCTAGAGCCCCTAATAGACGAACTCTTGTTCGGAGATGATATGATTTCAGAAATACTCAGGGATAGAGGTGGAATCCTTGATAAAATTGCACAAAAATATTCTGAGTATGCCAGATATGGTGTTCATGAACTCATAGCAGAAGTTGGAAGAATGATTACATCAACTCCAGCAGAAAGAGCAGCACCTAATAACAACATTGCAGAGATAGACGAGTCAACCATTGATTTGCTTGAAGACTTATTCCCGTCAATGAGTAGGTCTCAGTGGTTAAATATTATTAGAGTTGCTTATCCTGGAATAGAAATTAAAGTTTTGAGGAACAGATGACATCTTTAAATTCAAAAGCAACGCCTTCCGAAATAAAAAAAATAAAGATTGACGAACTTGAACGCTTTATTGCTGTTTTAAGGGCTACGGGCGAAGATGAAAAAGCCGAAGATTTAGAAGAAATTAAGCCAACTATTAATGATTTAATTGAAGATTTATACGGTTTAGTTGACAACAAGTTGGATAAAAAGATTGAAAAACTTTTTGGTCCGTCAATTTCCAAATTGCAGAAACCTTCGGAATAATTGCAATACTTGCACTACCAGGTAGTCAAGAGGGGTTAATATTTTCTAATACAGGGCTTGGTGCTTACCTGGGCCGTTTGAATATCCAAAAAACAATCCAATTCTAATCAGGAGACAAAATGTCAGACCAAGCAAGACTTTCAGAATTGCAATCAGCACTTCGCGCCAAGATGGCCGACAACAAGGCAATTGCAGACTCATTCAAGATTGAGGACGGAACCGTTGTTGTTTCTTCTCAGCAAAAGAGTGCGTTCGACAAGAACATGACCGATATCAAAGAACTTAAGGGCCTCATTGAGGGTCTTGAGGCAATGAACACAGTAGACCAGTGGGGTTCACAGGCTTCGGTTGAGTCAATCGCAACCGCTGCTGCCGCAGGTTACAGTGTAAAGAGCCTCGGTTCTTCTTACTCAATCGGTGACTTGTTCCTCAACTCACCAGAGTTCAAGACACTTCAGGGTGGAAAGAATGGCGCAAACATGCCTTCTCCATTCCAACTCGGAGCATCACTCACAACTCATGGCGCATACGGCGTTAAGGACGTTTACTCAGCACTTCCATCAGGCACATTGGGCCGTGGTGCAGATGCTCAGTTCGGTTCAATCCAGCGTGACCCAATGGTCATGTCGCCACAGCGTGTAAAGCGCGTTCGTGACTTGTTCCCAAGCCGCACCACAACTGCTGCAGTTATTGAATACTTCCGTATGCTCGGTTTCACCGCAACAGGAGGCGGAACAAACAACGCAGGTACAGTTGCTGAGCGCAACAGCGGAAACACCGGTTTCGCTGCTAAGCCACAGTCATCGATGGTTTTTGAAGGCCACCAGGCTCCAGTACGCACCATTGCTCACTGGGAAGCAGCACACCGTAACGTGCTTGCAGACGAGCCACAGTTGCGTTCAATCATCGACAACGAATTGATGTACGGTCTCCGTCTTCAAGAAGATGCACAAATCCTCAATGGCGACGGCAGTGGCGAAAACCTTACTGGTGTTCTCAATACCGCTGGTATCCAGGAATACGCATGGTCTGATGGTGCTTACTCAGCAACACCAGGAATGTCGGACACCAAGGCAGATGCGATTCGTCGTGCCGCAACCTTGTCCTTCCTCGCTTACTACGAACCATCTGGTGTCGTTCTTCACCCGAACGATTGGGAAGACATTGAGTTGACCAAGGATGGCAATGGCCAGTACCTCGTGGCAGTTTCTGTCGCAATGGGTGGCGAGCCAAAGGTTTGGCGTTTGCCAGTCGTTGAGACTCCTGCAATTCCAGAAGGCACCGCACTTGTCGGCGCATTCGGTACAGGCGCTCAGTTGTACGACCGTGAGCAGGCTTCAATCCGTATCTCGGAACAGCACTCTGACTTCTTCGTCCGCAACGCCATCGTGGTGCTCGCAGAGCAGCGCCTGGCACTTGCTGTGAAGCGTCCAGAGTCTTTCGTCAAGGTTGACTTTGACAACGCTCCTACCGGAGAATAACTAACATAGCGGAACCCCGCCTGTGCCTTTAAACGGTACGGGCGGGGTTTTTGCTATATATGGGAAAAGTTATGAAAGAAAATGAATCGTTTCAATTTATTGGAGACATGCAATCATTTGACAACCTTCTTAGTGAAGTACTGTCATTGACTCCAGAAGACTGGCTTGAATATCTAGAACGCAAAAAGATTGGCGGTGCTGCCGGAGGGAACACTGACACTATTCCTTTGGTTTACGACGTAAATCAAAAACTAAACTCAGATGTGCTGCACAAACATTATGAAAAATTTAGCAATTATCTAGACGAAGTTGTTCTTGCCACACTAGACAAAATTGGGAAGGTAAAAATTCAACAAGCAATGCTGACAAGGCTTAGGGCACACACCAGTATCCCCAAGCACAGGGATGTCGGCAATCCGGTAACTGCGAAAATGCACAGTGAAACTCACAGAATACATGTTCCGATAATAACTAACGAAAATTGCATATTTACTGTTGACAATGAATCCAAGAACTTAAAGCCTGGCGAAATATGGATTGTAGACAACGTAGGAAAGAGTCACAGTGTTACAAACAACAGCAGCCAAGATAGGGTCCATTTAATAATAGACGCAATTTAGGGAGTTCTTAGAGGTCTTATATTTTTATACTAAACTGGTACTATGAACAGGTATTGGCTATAGCGATGTCTAAAAGAGAAAATGACGACCATTTTGAGAAGTATGCTAAGTATGCTAAAAACTCGCGCGGTGTTCCTGAAGAGTTTGAAGACTGGGCACTAGATAATGGCATAAAATTGCCACTCAAAAAGAAGACAACAGGCAAGGACCAATATGACGACCCCGAATGACGAAACATTGAAATCAAAGAAAGAATTTCTTAGATTTTATGAATCTCAATTAAAACCACACGGATTCAATGATGAAGAGTTTGAAGAGTTTCTTGAGCGTTCAAAAAATTCAAATCCTGGTGCTAACCCCCAGAATCCTTGGGTCGTAGCCGAGAAGCAGAGAGAGCGTGACATCTAATGCTTCACGATGCAGAGCCAGGCAGTCCTGAAGAAGAAGCAATTAATAAGTCAAAAAAAGCCATTGATGCTTTTGCCCAAAAAATAACAGACTTTCAAGTCCTTGCATCAACACTTGGTGGAGATGCTCCTTTGCGTGAAGCCTACAAAGCAGTTTTTGGCGAAGACAGACCAGACCTTGACCCTAATACGCCAGAAGGTATGAGAATGAAGAACGAAATGAATGCTCTTATGGGGAAATCAAATGGATGAGACAATAATCTCCTTTTCAGACAGTCAGTGGCAGGTTTTTGACCCTGAATATGCAAAGCAATTAAAGAGCAATTATCCAGAACTCTGGTCTATAGGTGGAGGCTCAAAAGGCGACTATGTCAATGAAGTTCTGATGTCCATTTATGAAAATGGTGGGGTTGCAGAAACGCCTGAAGAAGTTGAAATTCTTGAACTAAGAGAATCTTGGATTAGAAGACATTTTGAAGATTCAACACCAGCAGGACAAATAGCCCAAGTTAAATGGCTGGCTGTTTCTTATAGTGGAGAACCGCTCCAGAAAAAGTCAATCAACGAACAGGTAACAAGATTTCACGCAAGACAAGAATGGCTTCTTGAAAAAGGTGGCCCATGCTGGCAGGGCTACAAACAGGTTGGAACGAAAATGGGGAAAAGAGGGAAAATGGTCCCTAACTGTGTTCCTGTTGAAACCAAAAGCGCACGACTAAAAGACCCTAAAGGTGGACTTACAGCCGCAGGTCGCAAGTTCTTTAAAAGAACAGAAGGCGCAAACCTTAAACCTGGAGTCATGGGTGCAGCCAACACTCCCGAGAAGTTGCGTCGTAAAGGCTCATTCCTTACCAGATTCTTCACAAACCCTTCTGGGCCCATGAAAGACGAAAAGGGTCGTCCTACCCGTCTTGCCCTATCAGCCGCAGCATGGGGCGAACCAGTGCCTCAGGACGCATCAGATGCCGCAAGACTCGCCGCTAAGGGCAGAAGAATGCTTGATAGGTACGAGAACTCCAAGAAGAAGAAAAAATAATTATGAACGGTGAAGAAATAATAAAACTAATTATTGGCGGTGCTCCAATAAGGGTTGAAAACGAGCCAAAAAAAGAACCTTTCGTGACTGATGAAGAAAGAGAACTTGCCACAGCCCTTGTGGCGATAGCCAACAAATATGGGAAATTTAACAAAGACTACACTGGTATTTGGTCTGGGTATGAAGATGCTTGGCAGAACGATGTAGCAAATATCGGAGTTAAATGCTCAAACTGCATTCTTTACGAGGGCGGTTCTTCGTGCAAGATTGTTGCCAACCCAGTTGAACCAAACGGAAAGTGCAGATTTGCTGCAATCCCAGACAATGTAGTCAATGTAAAACCATACGCTCTTTAATCAAAAAAGGCTAGATTTCCCGCTACCTTGGGATAGCAAAACCCCCGCTCCTATTTGTACGGAGCGGGGGTTTTGTAATTACTTAGGAGGTAAGTATTAGTCGTTTACGCCCACAGCCGTGATGTGGGTTGCTTCTGAAACTTCAGCAACAACAAATGTGACGGTCATGTTTGCGCCTGCGGTGCTTGAGCCAACTGCCGATACATCAAGGCTCACAATGTCGCCCTTAGCAAAGTCAACATTTGCCGCGGTAAGGGTTCCCTGGTCCGATGTTCCAGCGGCTGCAATTGAAAACGCTGCTGCTACATCACTACCAACCTTGAGGTCTGCGGTCAAAGCAGAACCGACTGGAGCAGTGGTAACAGCGACATAAGCGTCAACAATGACACCCTTGAAAGGCATCGCTGCCGAAACGATGCTGCTGGTGCTAAGCGTTCCTGGAATGGTGAGGGTAATGGTTTGTGGTGCAATGATTGCTGACATTTTTGTCTCCTATGGGGAAGTGATTGTGCCTCGCGGCGCTCTTTGTAAATGATACATCATGGGTACCCCCATGTGCGTAATTATCCCTGATTGTCCTTAATTAATTTAATTTCGCAGGAGTCAGTTGTGCAATAAGACTCGCCGATTGCATCAGCGGCCATGCCTGCGTAAACACCAGAGAAATCAATGGGGAAAAGGTCCTTTGTGGCTTCTGTGTACTCTTCTTCCGTTATCTGCGTATACGGCATCTGCGGATAAGTGAAGTTACCTTGAGGTAGGAACGAAACAGTCTTAAGTTGACCGTCATACATATGGAGTACAGTGCCCACATGTTCCTTTTCTTTTTCTGCATCAAAAGAAATTGTAACTGATACCGAGTTATCGGACCAGTAACGTTGAGCAGCGGCTGCTAGTGACATCTTTTCAAAGATAGTTACATCGTTTTCAGAACGAACAGCATCTGATTCAATTGGGAAGAATACAACAGAAGTTGTTTCTGGAGATTCCGATGCTGGCTCAACACGATAATTTGCCATCGTAAACAATGGAAGCATTGGGTCATCGTTAGCAAAGCGGATTGCACGGTTAAAGAACTTTCCGCCTGGTGTCCAGTGAACTCCAGGAGACTCGCCAGCAAGAATTGAAACAGTTCCAGAAGGCTTAACGGTAGTCATCTTGATTGACTCACGAATTCCAAGCCACTCAGAGTACGAAACATCGTACGCCTTAACTGTATTATAACCAGTATCCATCCATTCACGAAGAACTGGCATTCCTACATTGTCAGCAAAGTTGGCAACACCAGACATTGATGTTCCAATACGGCGGTTGCGCTGCATGATTGCGTTTGTTTCTTCCCAGTGAGTTGGGAGAAGCGTTACTGTCTTTGCATACAGATAAGCAAACTTGAGAGTGCGCTTATAATCATCCAAAGAATCATGACGGTTCAAGTAAGTCTCAACAAGAGTGCAACATTCGTATGACTCAAGAGACTGCTCTGCGCATGGGTTGTATCCAGCAACACGCCAGTCTTTGTTGTTTGGTGGGTCAATTAAACGACCGTACTTGCGAGACATGTCAAGCCAAATAACTCCTGGCTCTCCATTTAATGCAATTCCTTCAACAATTCCAGAAAGGTCTCTGCCAACAGATGTTTCTACAGAGTTATTTGACATCCATCCCCAACCTGGAGCATCTGGGTCATAAGAGTTACGCTCAGGGAATACTGCAGAGTTCTTCAGGTTTAAGAATTGCTCATCTTCAAGACTGCCGATGAGAAGTTCAGCAGAACGACGAACATTTCCAGAAACAACGCAAACACCAATCATGTTTCCAATATCAGCAATGTCTACACGTGTCAACTTTTCGCCGTTACGACCCTTAAACATTGAGCGAATGTGTTTGTGCAAACGCTCAAGAGAAGCATGTCCAGCAGCAGTACCACCGAATGTTTTGATTGGTGTTCCAGCAGGGCGGATGAGTGAGTAGTCAAACTCAACAGGACTCTGGTCTGCTTTTAAGTATGAGTTAATAATAGAAATAAGTGAAGCAACCCAGCCTTCACGGCTGTCGTCAATAACCTCAGTAACTACGGGCTTTGTTGGCTCATAGATAGTGAAGTCTTTCTCTGCACCCTTGTTGTCAAATCCAACGCCAACGCCAAGCATTGATGCTTCCATAAGAAAGGCAAATGGCTTTGCTGGATTGTTCTTTGTCATTTCTGAAGTAGAAACAAATGCACAGTTTTGCAATGCAGCAGAGTTTTTGTGAACATTCACAAGAGGTGTGCCCATAACCCACAAACCACGACCTGGTGGAGTCCACTTTAATTGGAACAAACGGTCAAACGCTTCTTTTGCACTGGCCTGTGCCTTTGCGTCGTTCCAAGGAAGGCGGTTGGTCTTGCAATGGTCTTTCTGAAGTGAATACATGCCGTTGATTACACGCTCACAAACATCAACCCATGTTTCTTTTGTTCCATCTTCCTTTAAACGTGAATAGGTACGAAGGAAAGTAATTTCTCCAACGGAGTTTCCTCCTGCATCCCTGTAGCCGAAAGGTGGCTTCTTATCCCTATACCCAGATAGGAAGTCGTCAGAAAGCCTGAATGAAAAAAAAGTAGACACGTGTACCCCGTATTCGTTTAATGATAGGAATTATCATACCGCGCTTAGTCGATGGAAACCAGTCTAAGCAATACCCAAATTTTTTGCTTGCTCCAGGGTCACATAAGAGCCTTTGTGATGAATAATTACTCTCGCTTTTGTGAAGGGAGTAATTTGTCTATCTTCGTAAATATTTTCTTCTACGAGAATCGTTTGCTTGTCTTTGATTGACTCTATTACGCCTCCAGTTAAGCCAACTATTTTTTTTGGCGCTTCCAACTCTCCAACACAGTCGCCTGTAGGGTGTCCGCAAACAAGACATGGTTGACGAGTGGCGCGGTGAATTGTTATATTGCCAGGCAATGTTTCTTTTTCTGGAAGACCACTAATCATTAAGGAATTTTACCACCCCCGGTGATGCGTCTGGTTGACGCAAGGTGTCTTATAAACACCCGCAGCAGGGTTCAATTCCCTGACCGGGGACTAATAGAAAACTTGTATGTGAAAACCTAGATTATTGATTGCTTCTGCAGTCTCATCTTCGTCTAGGTACTCAGAATCGTAATCTTCGCTTACAATTTTATAAAGAAGCGCCGGAAAACTCTTATCTCTTAACACGTTAACCGCTCCGTTTGGATAAACAGTTATGGGCTCAAATACGGCTCTTCTGTTGAGTCTGTATTTATACGAAGTAGAAACAAGCGTTAATTCAGCACCACCCACATCGTCGCCTTCTGCGTGTGTTACGGTGACGCATTCGCTCACTCCAGTTGTGTCATCAAGAAAAGCCTTAGATAAGTCTAAACCGCGAGTTTTTTCAATATCTGGAGAGCAGTATCCTTCTGCCACCATTGTGATGCTGTCTACATTCCAAAATCCACGAATCATCCTAAGCATTGACGCGCATCTTTGAAGCCTTTCTACAGGAAGGTCTTTCATATGCTTTTGGCTCATTTGACAGATTGTTACTATGCGGCCTTCTTTCCAGCCTATGAAATTGAAGGCAAGGTCTTCACCGATGCCTGATTCTTCAATAAAGATTTTTTTAGCCATCTGCGCAGAAGTAAGCGCCAATGCTATTTTTGAAAATTCATCTGGGTAAAAACCGTCCATGCCGAAACACTACTAGAAGAGTGATATAGTTTGTAAGTACACCACAATTTACAATAAAACAGGACAGGACATGACACAGAAAAAAGCCCAAGCCAAGAAGAAGACAACAGCAAAAAAGACAGCGGCTAAAAAGCCTGCTGCAAAGAAGGCTGCTGCAAAGAAGGCTCCGGCAAAGCAGGCTGCTGCAAAGAAGCCAGGACGCCCAGCCAAAGTGAAGATTGAAGAGAATGTAATCAAGATTGATGACATCGCAGAAATCTCAGTTGACCCAGAAGTGGTAGCCGAGATTGCTGAAGTAATTTCTTCAGTATCCAAGAAGTCTTGGTTCAAGAAAATCCTCACTTTCCTCAAGAAGTAGATTTTCTACGAAAATTTGTTCGTACCGGGGTTGTTTATCCCATAAACCCTAGATACATTTCAATCGTCACAGGAGGTGGCGGTGAAAAATCACGGTATCAAGGAAATGAATGCCATCATAAGAGAAGTTGAGTCAATCGGTTTCCGTGTTGAGCAAACCAAAAGAGGCGTATACAAACTGTACCCACCAGAGTCAATCGGTGGGCGTGTTTATATGACCCACGGCACACCAAAGTCAATTAAGGCAATCAAAAGCCAGTTCAGAAAACTGTACGGCGTTGAACTAAGGTCAGTATGACCGACGCAGAACTGCCTATACCTCTTTTGTCTTTTGACGCCATTTTAAAGATGTACCCAGACACGGGTATGGCTGAACTTGAACATCTTGTAAGAGTGCGTAAAAAACGCCTCTACGGATGGAGTAGGAACGGATTAACCCTTCATGATGCTGAGCATGTTGCCAGCAAAATCGGCTTGCACCCTATATCTATTTGGGGACCCGAGTATCACATCGCCGTCTATATGATGGAGATTGTTGAGCAAATTCGTTATCAACGAAAAATTGACAAGCAAAAACTAAAGAGAAAGGTATTTAACGATGAGAAAAACGAAGTTGAACAGGCTTCCAGGTGAAACTCGGTCCGAAGCGGAATTGCGAGTTGAATCAGAGCGAAAGACTGCAGTAGTTAGTTTTATTGTGAAATTTTCACAAGAGAATGGATACGCACCAAGCATTAGAGACATAATGCCAGCCATAGGTGTTTTTTCTACGTCTACCGCCCATAAGGTTCTTTCAAAGATGGAAGAACAGGAACTTATTATTGTTTCTCAGGGTGTTGCGAGGAGCATGAAAGTTCTACCACTCGGGATGGAATTGATTTCTTAATTGCGCCTTGGGTAGGACTCGAACCTACAACCTACGGATTAGAAGTCCGTTGCTCTATCCATTGAGCCACCAAGGCAATGTGGCTACTTTAGTTTGCCTAGGGTCAAATCACAAGCATTGACAAAAGAACGTGCTTCATCTGGTGAAGAAAATGCTGCTGCCTGGAAGTATTTATCATCTCGCTTACGAAGCAACAGCCATTCGTCTTTTTCATGAACCTTTACAACATGATAAGAGTCTTTGCCCTTGATTTGGATTCCAGTAGAACCGAACTCGTATTTTGACATTTTTACCCTTCTATTTTATTTTTCCCTAATTAGTAATTTTAGGGAGCAACCCTGTCATTTTCCACCCAAGCCTTGGCGGTTGCAGGCATAACGCTGCTAAATATTTCTTCAACAGCAACAGAGTAATCACGGATTTCCATTTGTGCAGTTTCCGCACTCCGAAGTGAGCAGAAATTCATAATTGCACGAGCATTCACGGTCCAATAAAACTGTGTGTACATTCCAACTGGAAGAACCGTTCTGGCGAGTTCTTTTGCTACGCCGTCATCAATCATTGATTTGTAAGCGTCGTACGCTTGTTCATAAGAAGATGAAATGGTTGCCTTGGTGCGTAGTGCAACATCCATATTTGCTTGTTCAAATTTATAAGCGCCTGGTTTGCCTTCTTGTGTTCTAACAACACTCAGTTCTGGCATAAAAAATTCATTTGGAACTTCTGAGTAGCGAGCAGAGAATTCATTAAAAGAACCAATTCTGTGTCGGAACCATTCTCTGGCAACAAAAAGTGGACATTTGACATGAAATCTAAACGAGTTATGCTCAAAAGGCGTTCCATGCTTCTCGCGCATCAAAAAGTTGATAAGACCCGTATCAGCATTTGTTAGTTCAGTCTTGTCATCTTCGTTCTTAGCGAAACTAACCCTGGCTGCGTTGACTACAGACATGTCGTCAGCCATGTGGGCGTCCAGACGAACAAAACCGTTATCTAGCAATTCTTTGTAATGCATTATTTTTCCTTTGGATAAATCAAACTGAAACGCTATAAAGCGTTTTTTTCATAATGTAGTGGGCTGCAAGAGTTCCATAAATCCAAAGTTTAAAAATAAACTCAAAGTCGGTAACTGAACCAATAGAGCCCACTATTGCTGCCTCGCAGCAAGTTTTTGCCAATACTCGCGCTCTTGAAAAGAAGAATCTAACTTATGAGCGCTTTCATGAATGCGAATTTGCAGTTCACGAATTTGATTCTCAAGTTCCATAACCTTGGCAATCAAGTATTGCCTGCTTACTTCGTCTTGTGGTTCTTTTTTAAGAGAATGTTCCTCGTTCATCTGATTTCCTCAACTGCTTTCAAAGCGTCACAATAACTACACTTAACTGCGTATTCACAATTCGGGTCATGAACTGGAATAGAAAGTCTTTTAGCGATTGCTTTCCATTTGTTTCTATCTTCTTCTAGTTCACCAGAACGGTTAACCCAGAATTTAAATGTCTGTTTATCCATTATTTTCCTCTACGTTTTGAACATCGTAATTATAAGAATAATCATCAGAAGTAAGCCATTTGGAACCATCTTCTACCCCCCAAATATCGTCACTTACCTCACGGTCAATCAAGTGAACGCCCTTCTTGGTTGTATGCGAAGGGTCCCAGAGATGTACACGATTATTCGGCTGAATGGCAAAGTTGCCGTCCGCTCTCTCAATAACATGACCGCATTTGTGATTGGCTGAATTTATTGAGTAATTAGAATCAACAATATTATTATCTGGGTGGTGCCAGTCAAGGGTGAACATGTACTTTCCGTTTACATCTTCCTTGTGGCGGTCTACATAGGTCATTGACCTGCCTCGCATGTGCTCAAATGTAGTGACAGTGATGTACGGAGAGAAACAGTTCCACATCACTAAGTCATGAATGTCCACAACAGGGCTGTCTTCACGCATGCAGAAAGCGTTAATAGGTGCTCTCCACCAAATTCCACCGTCTTCCATCAAGAAGTGGAACACTGGCGCTCTATCTGTAATGGATGCAACACCGAAGATAACAACAGGGAACTTCAAGTCATGACTATGTCTCTGATTTGTTAAAAAGTTGCCTCTCACATAACAATGAATAGGCGGCGTGTTTGCGTTTAATTCGGGCATGCTAATTATCGTAGCGTGCTTTTACTTCTTCAAACAAAACTGGTTTGAAACCTGTCTGCTCAACGCTTACGCACTGGTACCAAGGGTCGGGCAAAGACTCGGAATGTAGGTGACCGTGGATATTCCCCCTGTAGCGGTACTTCTGGTGTGAAGCAATAGGAATATGCGTCAGCATAAAACGGTCAATAGACAAAGCGCCTGCGATGTCGTAAAAATGCGGTGTGTAGGTAGCCAAATCAAAATTGTCGTGATTGCCCTTAACCAGCAGTTTCTTACCATGTAGTTTTGACATTGTTTTTACATGTTCTTTCCGCATGGCAACATCTCCGAGATGAATGACTTTGTCGTTAGGGCGAACAGTTTCGTTCCACAACTGAATCATCGCTTCGTCCATCTCGGCGGCACTATCCCAAGGGCGCAACTTGTCGCCGTGTTTCTCGGAAAACTCGCATATGCGCTGATGTCCCCAGTGGGTGTCTGCTACTAAAAAAGTCCTAACTTGCATGACAAAACCCTAGCATTAGATAAATCTAACTGCAACACAAAGCGCGTATTTATATTTATGGCGGTATCCTGCCCTCATGCTTATTACGTTAGAACCCTGGGAATATGTACACGCCTGCAATGTCGGGATAGCGAGATTCGCCGCTAACTGGGATAAAAACGACGCTCCGCACTACAAAAAAGAACTGATGGAAGACGACCGAACCGCACAGGTCGCTTCAGCGATTTGCGAATTGGCGGTCGCAAAAGCAACAAATCGTTACTGGTCCGGCCATGTATGGCATAAGTCGGAACACGCCAGATACAGGGATGTTCCAGATGTAGGGAGCAACATAGAGGTGAGGCGCGTCCGCAAAGGGGAAACAGCAGCCGTACGCCAGCATCAACTCGGCAAAGGCTTAGTCCTCTTCGTAGCACGCCCTGAGCCTCCTGAGTTCCGACAAGTAGATGTATGGGGCTGGCTTGACTACGACAGCGCTTGGGACCTCGCAGAACCTGCGCACTACGACCCGACTCGCACGAGGCTGTTGCACAAGAACCATCTGACCTCTCTGTAGGGGAGTATTGGATAAATCTTTCCAGAGAGTGGGGAAAGTCATATATTGTCAGCCTGCTCCCCCCACGCCTGCGACGCCTGCGAAAAAGTTTCGGGGCTCAGGAGGCTGGACACAAACCGATAGGCATGCCTACCCCCCCCTACCCCCC